GCCTAGTAACTTTGACATTATATTCAGCGATTCAGGTAAACAAAAACACTTAGTAAATGAAAGAAAACACAGACACACCAAAATATTTTCTAATGTCAGCGATCTTTTATCTGCTGGTTATACTGATGCTTCATCTGTTGACTTAATGGCAACAAAGTGGTTCAACAAGACAAACAAAGTAGGATTAATATTTCACTAAAATAATAAAATTATGAGCGAACAACAACCATTAAAAATAACATTAAATTACTATAATAAAGAAATATCTACTCAAGTAGATCATTCAGATGTAAAGCTTGAAGAACTTCATGAGCTATGGATAGAAATAGTAAGAGCTATGGGTTACCACCCTAAAACAATAAAAGATTTTTATGAAGAATAATTTGCAAAGTAAACATATATACTTACAAAATTATAAAAAAGTAAACAATTACGTTTACAAACAAAATACGATCACTAAAGGATAATATAGGTATAAAAATATATTAAATGACAGAAGAACAAATGGAAAAGCTTGCGGAAATTATTTTCCAAAAGTTGTTAACAAGACAAGCAGAGTTTGATAAGCAATTTATCGAGCAAGTAAAACAATCTGGCGGTAGTCTTGAGGTTGAGTACGGTGATAAAATTTTCGGTATGGATCAAAAAGAAATACTACAACAAGAAATAGCTGATCTTAGCAAGCTATTGTCACAGTGTGAAGAAAATGAAGAGTATGAAAAAGCAATTAAAGTAAACGATAAACTAAATAAATTAATAGATAAACTAGAAAGATTATGACAAAAGTTAAAACAGAATACCTAGGAGTTGAATCAAGCTTTGTATCATCACTACGATATACTTATGCATCACGAAAATTATTAGTATTTTATAAAAGCGGAGCTTCATACGAATACGACGATGTGAACCCTAAAATCATTAAGAAAATAAGAAAAGCAAAGTCTATTGGCAAAGCTTTCCATAAATACATATTTAACAACTCTAACTTTAAAAAGCTATAATGAATATATTTTACCTACACCCAAACCCAGTTAAAGCTGCTAGCTACTTCTATGACAAACACAAAGTCAAAATGATCTTAGAATGTGCTCAAATGCTTTGCACGGCGCATCACGCATATGACAATGGAGATAATGTACCTTATAAAAAAGCACATCTAAACCATCCGTCTACAATTTGGGTGCGGGAAAGTATACATCATTACAACTGGTTATATGAGCACATGCTTGCTATCGGCAAAGAATACACAGTTAGATACAATAAGTATCATATGAGTATTGAAAAATGTCGTGAAGCATTGGCTAAACCGCCTGTTGGTATGCCTGATAACGGTTTTACAGAACCACCACAGTGTATGCCTGAAGAGTACAAAGTAAGTGACAATAGCCTGTTAGCTTACTGGAATTATTACGAACAAGAAAAACAAAACATAAGAAACAAAAATGAGCAGAAAATTATACGTCCATCTAACATCAACGAATTATGCAAAGGTTAATACAAAGGTACAAACACAAAAAAAGAAAAGCAAACCACGTAGAGTTTCTGAGCAGCAGAATAACGTCTCTACATAACGAGATAGTTAACGCGTCTTTAAGAAGCGAATATAGTTACAACAAGAATATAACTATCATAAGCGGTAACATAGAGGTAAAAGCAAAGCTTTTAACTAAATATAATAGAAGATTAAAACTAATAACATTTTGAAAAAATGGGTAAAACAAAACAATTATTCGAAAAGTTAAGACAGGAAGAATTACAGTCTAAAACAATTTTCTTAAAAGAAAATATTATTTTCTGTAACTTAAATAAAACAGGAACTGTGACAACAGCCCCTAATATTAAATAGTAGGGGGCTAATGTCACACATAAGAAACCTAGAATACTTACATCGAAGAAAGATAGTCTACAGACGTAGTCCTACAACAGATAAACCTACTGAAGTTTATTCTTGGGGTAGTTACTACGTAGATGGGACTTATCAATGTTACGAGTTGTTTAGGAGTAAAGCTAAAATAACTACATACCGTAGTTTAAAATGGCATCTATTGGTTTTATGGTATTTAAACCCTCAGCTAGATCCTGACGGCTTTAATGATTTAGCTAAACATATCTGTAACAAGATCTCTGGCTTTGTAACTTTTACTATTAATAAACATAGTTTAAATAGTATAGTTTATGAGGTTAGCATGTTAGATTTAGAACAACCACCAAAGAATAAATTAAGAAAAATAATATTCAGAGATGGTAGCGGTTTATCTACCAAGGAAAAAATGATTATAGTTGGAGCTATGGTCGGTAAAAGTAAAAAGATACATGAAGATGATATATATCAATGCATGTTAGATATTAATGAATTAGGTAAAAAAATAACAATAACTAGACTAGCTAATTTACTTAGTTGCTCGGCTAGAACAATACATAGAAACATGAGTAATGAACTTAAGAAAGAAAAAGAACTTTTAAATCAGCAACTATGACTACTTTAGAAAGAATAGAGGAAATAAAAACTATATTAAAAGTAGTACAATCAGATAACACATACTTGATAAATAAAGTAGAAAAACTAGAACAAGATATTATTAATAACTTACCAGTTAATTATGAAGAAATATAACATACAAAACTACATCAGATATAAAGAAGATGTTAAAACATCTATAGTAAATATCGAAGGTAAATTCTGGGACGAGTATACTAGAGACGAACTTATAGTTAAGTTTTTACCATTAGTAGAAAATTTAGCTCGAAAGTTTTCAACATCACAGCAAGCTTCAGGTGTTTTATCTATAAATGATTTAATACAAATAGGTAGTGAAGCTTTAGTTAAAGCTGTTGACAAATTAGAGATACTAAGAGTTGTTGAGTCTGATGATCCAGAAAAAACTTTGAAAAGCTTTCTGTCGAAACGTATAAAAGGAGCCATTAGAAGACGTATAGACATCAATAGGGGAGACATACGTATACCAGAACATAAACTAAATGAGATACGTAAAAACCCTAAAGATAAAAAAATGGTTGCTATGTTTTTTAATTCCGTATTTTTATCTATAGACGCTCAAGTTACTAATGACGATGACGAGAATATGATGTATCAAATACCTGATAAGTCAGAACCTTACAATATACAGTTGTTAAATATATACTTAAAAGGTTTATTGCAAAAACATCTAAACGAAAAAGAATACGAGGTATTAAGATTAAGTTACGGTTTAGACTGTGAAAAGCATTCTGCTAAAGAAATAGCGGCAGAATTAAATATAGAAGGTAACAGTAATTATGTACGTGTAAGTGAGCTAAAAAAGTCGGCAGTACAAAAACTAATTGATAATGTAGATCACTCGCAAGTGCTTGATTATCTTTAAGTTAAATGCAAAATAAGCCGTAAAACTTAATCAAAATATGTAATTATAATAATAAGCAATTTAAAAACAAACGAATGAATATAAACGAAAAATTAGCTACTATCCAAACAAAGTTTAAATCTAAAAAATCCAGATTTAACTCCTTCGGTAAATACAACTTCAGATCAGCCGAAGACATTCTTGAAGCAACAAAGCCCTTTCTATTAGAGTTAGGAGTATCAGTTACAATTAGCGAGTCATTAATATCTACGGATCCATTTCCAATATTAGAGTCTAAAGCTACTGTAACTGATGGTCAAAGTAATGCTATACACGCGACTGCTGTCGTCGGTATTGATTTAGATCAGAAAGGTATGCAAATGCCTCAGAAGTTTGGTAGTGCTTCTAGTTATGGAAAAAAGTATGCTCTTGGAAATTTATTTCTAATTGATGATACTCAAGACAGTGATGCCGTGAATAGTCACGGTAAAACAGCTAAAGCAAAACCTAAATTAGAGGGTCAAGCGTTAGAAAAAGCTAAAGCTTTCTTAAAAGCAGGGGGAAGTTTAGATGCTATTAAAGGAAAATATGAAATACCTGCTGCAACCTTAAAGACCTTATGACAAATAAAGAAAAAAAGGAGATCTTAAAAAGATTAGATAATGATGAAGATTATTATGGAGACTTTGGTAAACAGTACTTAAGTAACTCAGATATAAGATCTTTGATTAGAGATCCAATGAGTTTTAAAAAGCCTATAACAGGTAATCCAAACTTGATTAAAGGAGGTTACTTTCATACGTTGGTCCTTGAACCTGATAAGCTAGAGCAATACAAGATTATAGAAGCTGCTACTAGAAATTCAAAGGTTTATAAAGATCTAAGTGGCGGTGAAATGTGTCTCCTACAAAAAGAAGCAGATGAGCTACAGGTTTTAAGAGACAAGTTAATGGCTAACGACATGTGTAGAGATTTAATACAAGATATCGATGTTGAGTACGAAATACCTGGTATATTAGAGCTAGGTGGCGAATGGTGGAAGTTAAAAGCTGATATTGTTAATAACACTCAGAAGTTAGTAGTAGATTTAAAAACTACATCTAACTTAGATAAGTTTGCTTACTCAGCAAGAGAGTACAACTATGATAGTCAAGCCTACATATACTCTAGTTATTTTAATATGGATATGGTTTTTGTAGTTGTCGATAAGCTTAGTGGTCAAATAGGTATATTTGATTGTTCTCCACAGTTTTTACAGAGAGGTAAAGATAAGGTTGAGCAAGCTATAGATCAATACAGGTTATTTTACAAAGACAAAGATTTTAACCCAGCTCAGTATTGTGTAACTAAAACTTTATAGTTTATACAAACAAAATACGAATCACTAAAGATAATAAATACAACAAACAAAAACAATTAAATTATGGCAAGTATTATTAAAGCAAGTATCAATCTTAACAATATTGATAAAACAAAGATCATTGAAGGTAAAAAAGGTAAGTATCTACCAATTACCATTACACTAAACGACGAGCCTGATCAGTTCGGTAACCAAGGTCCTATAGTTGTAGCTCAGTCAAAAGAAGAAAGAGAAGCTAAAACAGCTAAAACTTACTTAGGTAACGTTCAAGTAGTATGGACTAACGGTGACAACGTTGCTACAGCTCCTAGAGACGATCAACCTCAACAAGCTCAAGCAGCAGCGCCAGCACCAGTAGATGATCTACCGTTCTAATGGAACAATGTGAAATGTGTGGCGAAGTCATGACTAAGTGTGACTTTGATTATTGCGATATATGTCCAGAGTGCTTAGAGCAATGAATTTTGGAAGCAACTAAACGATTCGTTACAAGAACAGTAAATTAAATTAAATTAAATTAAATTAAATGCAAGAAGTAGAGATCAATGGGTTTGCAATTGACGAGTTCAATGTGCATAAGCTTGAAGAGGGTAATAAGCAGGGTGTATGCCCTGTTTGTTCTCACGACAGGAAACCCAAGAATCAGAAAGCCAAATGTGCTTCCTATGATTGGGATCGTGGTCTCGGTACTTGTCACAATTGCAACACTAGTTTTCAACTACACACCTACAAACGTAAAGGTAGCTCAGAAAAAATATATACAAAACCTGATGCTTACAAGTACGAAGAGCCTGGTACTAAAGTTGAAGACTGGTTTAAAGCAAGAGGTATTTCCAAGAAGACCCTCGATGATTTAAAAGTCACCGAAGGTCCTGAATGGATGCCGCAAACACAAAAAACCGAGAACGTAATAAAGTTTAATTATTTCATGGGTGGTAACTTAACCAATGTTAAATACCGAGATGGAAGAAAAAACTTTAAACTGTACAAAGGAGCAGAAAAAGTATTTTACAATATTGATAGTGTTGTAGGTTTTGAATACTGTGTAATCGTTGAAGGCGAAATGGATGTATTAGCTCTGCATGAAGCAGGTATAACTAACGCGATCTCAGTTCCAAACGGTGCAACATTAAATTCTAACAATCTTGACTATTTAGATAGTTGTATAGATTACTTTGAAGACAAAGAAAAAATCGTACTAGCAGTAGACTCTGATGAGGCTGGTCAAGCTTTACAAGCAGAGCTTATACGTAGGTTAGGTTCCGAAGTATGTCACATAGCTACCTTTCAAGATTGTAAAGACGCTAACGAATACCTATTAAAGCATGGTAAAGAAAAACTTTCAGAACGTATATCAGGAGCTAAGCCTGTACCATTGGAAAATGTTACAACTTTCCGAGATATCGAGGGCGAGATTACAGACTTTGTTGAAAACGGCTTCAAGCCAGGGTTTCAAGTTGGTCTTGAGCATTTTGATTCGATATTTTCAACTTATACTGGTCAGTTTATTACTGTCACTGGTATACCTAGTTCCGGTAAAAGTGATTTCGTCGACCAAATGGTTGTCGGCTACAATGCGAATTATGGTTGGAAAACAGCTTTTGCTTCGCCGGAAAATGTGCCAACATATTTACACGCGCATAAGTTAATGCGTAAAGTATGGCAAGGTATGCCAACTAAAGCGGATATTGGTAGTGATAGATGGAATCAAATAGCTGATCATTGTAACAGTAACTTTTTCCATATAGACATGGAACGTTATACGTTAGAGTCAGTGTTAAAAAAGGGTGCAGAGCTAGTAAAACGTAAAGGTATTAAATGTTTAGTTATAGATCCTTTCAATAAGGTAAGAGATACTGAATGTAAAACTGAAGACGTTAATAGGTATACAATGGAATACTTAAGTAAGATTGAAATCTTTGCTAAGAAGTATGACGTGTTAGTATTTATTGTAGCACATCCAACTAAAATGTATAAAGATAAAGATGGAAAAATTGAAGAGCCTACTATGTACAACATTAAAGGTGGTGGTGAGTGGTATGATGCTTCTTATCATGGTTTACTGGTTCACAGAAATTATGAGGAAAAGACTGTTAAATGCAAAGTACTTAAAGTCAAATTCCAAAACCTTGGGGAAAATGGAGCAGAATCACATTTCAAATGGGAGCCAAAATCAGGTTGCTTCTTACCACACGTACAAGCAGGATCAGAAGATAAAATGCCATGGGAAAGTTAAAAACAATTAAGATGAAAACACCAATTATTAAATACAATGACAAGTTCCTTAATAGTATAAGTATATTTATGAAAGTAGGTGGTATAACTGTATATCCATTTGTTGTTATGAGAGAAAAATACTTAAAGGGTAACTCTAAGAGAATTGTAAACCACGAGTCTATACATATCAAACAACAACAAGAGTTATTAGTTATACCTTTTTACGTGTTGTATGTATTAGAGTGGCTAGTTAAATCTATAATTTATAAGTCGTTTAAGAAAGCTTATTACAATATTTCTTTCGAGAGAGAAGCTTATAGTAATCAAAGAAAGTGGACGTACTTAAATAAAAGAAAAAACTACGCGTGGTTTAAAAGAATAATTAATTAATGGCAAAAAGAAGCCCATTTAATATGGGTGAGTACAAACCAACTAAACAAGACTACGAGGCTAACGTATGGTGTATAAGAAATAATATATACATATCGCCTCTAGCTCTAAGAGAAGGTAGTTGGTGCATAGAAATAACTATAAACGGAGTAACTAACAGATCCCCAAAAGCTTTCGTAAAAGATACTATTTGGGAGAAGTATTACGAATATTGCAGATACTATTATGATAAGCACAAAAAGTAATTTTAAAACAGCGAGTGAGGCTTTTGATTATATGTATATCAAGATCAAAAATAAAGGAGTAGATTTTGATAACACTAAAGCTTTGTTTAACGTAGGGTTTTATATCCACAACCCATCTGACAAACAGATAAAAGCTAGGTATAGAAAATGGAATCAAAAATATGCTGCAGCTGAATGGGCTTGGTATTTATCTGGTGATCCTAATATTAGCAAGCTGGGTGAATTAAACGGCAGTATACCTCCTATATGGAAACGTATGGCGGATAAGCACGGTGAAGTTAATTCTAACTATGGTTATCAATGGCAAAGAGATCATCAATTAGAGTATGTAGTAAATAAACTGAGGGAAAACCCAGACACAAGACATGCAGCTATAAGTATATACGATGCTAAAGAACATCATAAATACACATACGATACTCCGTGTACATATGCAGTTCAATTTAGCATTGTAGATAACAAACTCTGTATGTCTGTTTATATGCGTTCTAATGATCTCTGGTACGGTTTCTGTAATGATCAGTATCAGTTTGCATCATTGCAACAAATGGTTGCAGACAGGCTGTCTATTGAGACGGGTTGGTATTATCATCACGCACATAATCTACATTTGTATAACGATAAAATTTAACTATGTATTATTTATATCACATACCAGGTAAAAAGATAGGTGTAACACGTAATCTTAATAGCAGGGTTACGGAGCAACAAGGTTATGCTCCAGACGAATACGAAGTTCTACTTACTAGCGACGATATCGACAAGGTATCTAACATGGAAATAGAACTTCAAAAGTCTTACGGCTACAAAGTTGACAGACAAAGCTATAAAAATTTAATTAAATCTAATGAAATGAAGATAAATATAACAGACCAAACAACTACGTTTCCAATGCCGTTAAAAAAACTAAAAGATCGTCTTGAGGACGCTATAGGTTTTAAATGGAAGACAACTTTCGGTGAGTTCGAATTAACTAAAGAGAACTACAAAGAGGTATATAAAAACGCTGTAACTTCTATGTTTAACAATAACAGGTGTTTTGTATATAACAAAAAGCTAATGGAGTTAAATGTTGATAAACAAAAAAGCTTTTACGAGCCTAATGAAGTAAATGTCTTTGACTTAATAAGAGACTGGGCTCAAGTTCGTGGAATATACAATTCTGGTGATTCTAAAACGCAGTTTGCTAAACTGGTTGAAGAGGTAGGTGAGCTTGCTCAAGGTATACTCAAGAACGATAAAGCAGAGATCAAAGATGCTATTGGCGATATTATAGTCGTTGTAACTAATCTAGCTCACTTAGAGCAGATGAAAGTAGAAGACTGTATAACAAGCGCTTACGATGAGATCAAAGATAGAAAAGGATCAATGAAAAATGGAACGTTTATTAAAAGAAATTTAAAATGAGAATAGACACTAAAGATGAAATTGTATTAGCTGTATTAAAGAAAATGGATCAACGTAGTTTAATTGGTCAAGAAAAATATGGTGCCACAATGATGGAAGAGATTGAAGGCCAGGAAAAAGATCTTAATCGTTTTCTTGTTGATGTTCAAGAAGAGTTGATGGATGCTTTGCTTTATATTGAAGCTGCTAAACGTTGTTTATCTGATGAGATTGAAGAAGCTATGCTTAAACGTTCAGAACCAGTAGCTCCTTGTAATGCACATGCTTTTGAAGAAGATGAAGAACGAATGAAAGTTATCGCACAAAATGGTAACACAGGTAAACATTATTCTAAGCCACAGAGGATGTACCCAGGTGACATCATATTAGGTGGAGATAAATAAAAAGGTTATGTTTAAGAAACGAAGATCTAAAAAGAAAGGACCAGTACAAGCAAAGAAGGTATCATATGATGGTATTAACTTTGCGTCTGGCCTAGAGAAGTATATGTATATGGCTCTAAAAAAAGCTAAGATTAAATCTAAATACGAAGGAGAAACTTTTGTATTGCTTAACGGCTTTCATTTTGAAAACGAGGTTTATGAGAGACAGTCAAACGGAAAAGGTGAATATAAGAACAGAGGCTGCAAACGTATACTACCTATAAAGTATACACCGGATTTTATCGGTGAGGATTTTATAATAGAAACAAAAGGTAGAGCTAATGAATCTTTCCCTATGCGCTGGAAGCTATTTAAACAATTAGTAATGAGACAGTTTCCAAACACAACACTGTACAAACCACAAAACCAAAAAGAATGCGACGAGACCGTAAGATTAATCCTTTCGAAGCAAAGAGATTAGCAAGGGAAAAGTATGCTGAACGTCAAATAGAAAAATGGATAAAGTGGACTATTGACGTTAGGGGTAAAATGATTTATAAAGAATTAGTAGAAATACATAACAAATACAATATAAAAGTTTATGGAAGTTAATGAGAAAAAAGGATGGGCTATATCTCTGGGTTTATACCCGGGCATATTGCTAGGATTTAGAACATACGAGGAAAAAACATATAACACACATGTGATATATATGCCATTTATTGATATAGCTATTGAAGTAGATAAATAATGGGATTGTTTGATGAGCGCGTAGCGTACAAACCTTTTGAATATCCAGAGTATTTTACAGAAGGCTGGATGAAGCAAGCACAAGCATTTTGGCTGCACACAGAAATATCAATGTCTGGAGATGTTAAAGACTGGAACGAAAAGCTAACTGATAAAGAAAAAAGCTTAGTAGGTAATATACTACTGGGTTTTGCTCAAACTGAATGTGCGGTATCAGACTACTGGACTCAGAAGGTAGTGGGATGGTTTCCTAAACACGAGATTCAACAAATGGCTATGATGTTTGGATCACAAGAGACTATTCATGCAGTAGCTTATAGTTACTTAAACGAAACATTAGGACTTGAAGACTATGAAGCTTTCTTACACGAGCCTGCGACGGCTAAACGTTTTGATAACTTGGTTGCGTATGAAGGAAATAATCATCGTGGTATTGGTTGTTCTCTTGCTGTATTTAGTGCTTTTGCAGAAGGTGTTAGTCTTTACTCTGCTTTTGCTGTACTATATTCTTTTCAAATGAGAAATCTTTTAAAAGGTATAGGTCAACAAATGAAGTGGTCTGTAAGAGATGAGTCGTTGCATAGTAAAATGGGTTGCCAATTATTCAGACACATGTGTGAAGAAGATTCACAGTTACAAAGCTTGTGTAGAGAAGATATAATTAAAGCTGCTGAAACAATGGTAGTATTAGAAGCAAAGTATATCGACAAGATGTTTGAGATGGGTGACATTGAAGGTATCAAGTCCAGTGATTTAAAACATTTTATAAAAAAACGCGCAAATGAAAAACTTGTGGAGCTTGGTTATGTCGACTTGGGATCGTATTTCCCGTATGACGAAAAAGCAGCAGCTAATCTTGATTGGTTCTACCATCTTACCGGCGGGGTTACTCATACTGATTTTTTCGCGATGCGCCCAACAGATTATTCAAAAGCAAACGAAGGAGAAGATTTCGAAGATATATGGTAACAAATAAATTATAAAAAATGACAGGACAAAAACAAAGTAGAGTTGATTTGCTAGAAAAGAAAATAGAAGCGCTCATAAGAGTTGTTCAACAACTACTAGACGAAAACGCGTATCTAAAAGACTTATCTGTAGGTACATTAGAAACGATTAAATTAATGCCAAATTATGAAGAAGCAATCGAAAAGCTTAAAAATAAAGCTATTGAAGAGTCTGGTAAAACAGAGGAAGCTAACTCCTTCGGAGAGGATAGCAAATAGGCTTGGGTATATGGGGACTGGTTTTTTTGTAACTGCTCCTCATATGTTACCAGACACTCCTGGTTTAGTTATATATTTCATGGCTGGATTATTTTCCTTGCCTCAAGTATTTGTAGCTAAACAATGGAACTTAGTGATAGTTAACCTAAATGTAATGATGGCTTATGCCATGCTATTTTTTAAATAATATATGTGGAACAATGAATGGATTAAAGGAAAAGATTTCCCTGGTTGGGGAGATACTGAAGTGTATAAAAAAACCATCGGGGGCGGTTATCTTCTGGACGGTGAATCTCCTCGTGATGCTTATCGTCGTGTTGCTAGCACTGTCGCTCGTAGGCTTTCCAGGCCTGAGTTAGCGGAAACGTTTTTTGATCACATATGGAAAGGCTGGCTTTGCTTAGCTTCCCCAGTGTTATCAAACACGGGTACAGATAGAGGTTTACCTATTAGCTGCTTTGGTATTGATGTAGCAGATTCAATACAAGACATTGGTGGTAAGAATTTAGAAATGATGCTACTCGCGAAGCACGGCGGTGGAGTTGGTATCGGAATTAATCAAATAAGACCCGCTGGCTCTAAAATAACAGGTAATGGAACAAGCGATGGAGTTGTCCCTTTTTGTAAGATCTACGACTCAACAATTCTTGCCACTAATCAAGGATCAGTCCGCAGAGGCGCAGCAAGCGTTAATATCAATATTGAGCACGGTGATTTTGAAGAATGGCTCGAAATTAGAGAACCAAAAGGAGATGTTAACAGGCAATCCCTTAATATACACCAATGCGCTGTCGTTGGTGATAAGTTCATGCGAAGACTTGAAGCAGGAGATGTTGATGCTAGAAAGCGCTGGGGTAAGTTGTTACAAAAGCGCAAAGCAACTGGCGAGCCTTACATCCTCTTTAAGGGAAATACGAATAAAGTTAATCCGCCAGCTTACAAAGAAAACGGACTAAAAGTACATATGACTAATATCTGTAGTGAGATAACATTACATACAGATGAGTCACATAGCTTTGTATGCTGCTTATCATCGTTAAATCTAGCTAAATATGAAGAATGGAAAGATACTAATCTTATATACGACGCCACTTGGTTTCTTGATGGGGTTATGGAGGAATTTATTCAGAGAGCCAAAGGTCTTAGAGGTTTCGAAAACAGTATTCGTTCTGCTCAAAAAGGACGAGCCCTTGGACTTGGTGTCCTCGGATGGCACACTTATTTGCAGGAAAAGGGTATTCCTTTCGAAGGTCTACTTGCTCAGTTTGAGACTAGGAAGATTTTTTCGCAGCTTAAAATCGAAAGTGAAAGAGCTTCTATGGATCTTGCTGAAAGTTATGGCGAGCCTCTTTGGTGTTCTGGTACTGGTATGCGTAACACTCATTTGCGTGCCGTTGCTCCTACCGTCAGTAATAGCAAACTCTCAGGAAACGTAAGCCCTGGTATTGAACCTTGGGCAGCTAACGTTTTTACAGAGCAATCAGCTAAAGGTACCTTCATTAGAAAGAATCCTACATTAGAGCAATGCTTAGAAGATGCTGGATTAAATACCTCTGAAGTGTGGAGTAAAATACTAGAAGATGGAGGATCAGTACAGGATATAGACGCTTTAGACAAAGTGTTGATTGGTGATCACGATATACCTTTAAAAGAAATATTTAAAACTTTTAAAGAGATAAATCAATTAGAGCTAGTTAACCAAGCTGGTCTACGCCAACAATACATAGATCAGTCTGTTAGTTTAAACTTAGCTTTTCCATCAGAAGCAACTCCTAAATGGATAAACAAAGTTCATTTCGATGCTTGGAAAAAAGGAGTTAAAACATTGTACTATACTAGAACTGAATCTGTACTACGTGGGGATATTGCTGCAAAAGCTATGAATGAAGATTGCCTAGCTTGTGATGGCTAAAGGCCAAAAGTTATGACTTTTTGATACATATAAAAACCAATGTGCATAAAAAACTCAGTATGCTATACACATGTATGCTAAAAAAGGGCTCTCAATACGAGGGCCCTTTCTTGGTTACAGGAACTTTTAGGTATGGTACGCCTATTAATGTTTGTTCCTTTTATTTTCCACAGGCTTCACCTGTTCTTACGTTTACCCAGTTTTCTTTTTCAAACCAGTCACGTAGCGTAGCTCCTTTCTTTCGAGCGCCTTTTACGTTTGATTTACTAGATCTTTTATACTTACCTGATTTAGCAGCTGTCTGCTTAGATCTAATAACTTTCTCTTTTTCAGCTTTACTCATTGATCTGACTTTAGCTGCAGGTAAGCATACCTTCTTGGTACCTCCTCCTTTTACTTTGCTTTTCTTAAATAAAGGTGTAATCATTACTTTTTCTTTTTGCTACCAAACTTACTTGGACCTCCAGCTTTAGTACATCTTACTCCCCAACCGGAAGCGTAAGCACTTGGCCAAACTTTAAACTTCTTCTTTGCAGCTGTTTTACAAGCTCCACTAATCTTTGCGTATAATGGTGTTTTCATATTTTTATTTTTTAGCGTTATCTATTTCGAGTGCTTTTACGATATACTTTAGCTGATTGACATCATCTTGTAAGTATATTATTTTTAAATCTTGTTTAGCGTCATCAGGTAATGCACCCATTTCACCTCTAGGCCATTTAATCCTAAACTCTTCATTTAGCTTTACAGCGTCTTGCATTCTAACTATGTCTAGCTTTAGTTGTGCTATTTCCGCTGTTAATGTAAACCATACGCTTGCTACTGAAATAATACCAGCTACAGCCCCAATAACCGCTTTTATATCTAAAGAAACTTTTGATTTTTCTGAAATTTCTGCACCCATTATATAACTTTGTACTTTGTTTTACCTTTTTCTCTGTAAGCTTTTAAACATCTTTTCCTATTCTCATCTGTTGAGCAGTAGCTTACATGGATCCAATCTGGGTTTTCATCACTACCAAACTCCCATATCATTTGATCAAAGTCTAAATTTTCTTTTATGTATTCAAACATTTCAGCGTTAGTCTTGTGGCCGTAGACATCATCTATATCCATAGCTCTACCCTCACAGTGCTGTGACTTAGAACTTCCGCCTATAGCTTTGTTAAGTTCGGGTGATCTAAAAAAAGAGTTTATTTTTATCGGTCCACCAACCCACTTACGTAAAGGCTCAAATACCTTATGGGCTAAAATATACATATTAGTTATTTGGTACTCGTTAGGTGTATTATCTATACCTTTTCTTTTAGCTGTAAAAGAGTTAATGCCTTCTTTTAAAGTTATGTGATCGCTTATTTTTCCCATTTACTTTACTACTTTTTTTCTTATTACCTTTTTTCTAATTACTCCTGATTTTCTTACAGTTTTATTTGATTTAGATTTATCTTTTTTATCTTTTTTAATACCTAGCTCCCAATCAGACCAACCACCTAGTAAAGCTATACGTTCCCAAGCTTCTAAATCCTGAGTAGTAGCTTGAACAACGTTGTTAGCTTTTTTAATAGCTCTATCTAAAGGTATGTTTGTTAAAGCGGAAATAACTTTACCGCTAGCTAAATAAGCGGGGTTATCTAAGCTTAAGCCTTTTTCTCTCATTTCATCCTTATTCCAATCATATGATTTACCAGCTTGAACAAGTCTTGAATACTTACCTGAAACTGGAGGTGATATCTTCAATAATTCAGAAGCAACATTTTGCATTTTAGGTCTATCTTTCTTCAACTCTTTAAGTAGTTTAATAACAGCGTTTTTACCAACTGAAACTACAGAACCGCCAATACCAGTACCTCGAAGTAAAGAATCCATCATTCCATTAGCAATACCTAAATACTTTTTTTCCTTTTCTTCATCTCCAGGCTCTTCATCACTAAGAGCTGTAGCGAATAAAGCTTGCTGCAAAGCGTTAAAAAGTATGTTTTGCGCTGCTCCGTAATAGATTATCTTAGATATATTAGTTTTAGCATCTCCTCGGCCGTTTTTAAGATCACTAGCAGCTTTTTTAATTATTCTAGCATATTGAGCTGGGGTGTTTGCAAAAGCTAACACAAATCTTCCTACTGGACTAGCTTGCTGCATAGATATTCTGTCGGCTCTAGAAGACTGTTGCGATTCTTCAGCTGTTTCTCTAAAATCTTCAAAAGCTTTTTTCTCAGCTTCCTTGTCTGATAAACCTTGTTTTTTATAAGTATTAATCCTGTTTCTATAGAAACTTGCTCCACCAGAAGCAATAGCGAAACTATCAGCTATTTGAGTAGGTGCAAAACCTAATTGCAGTAATTTACTTATAGCTCCCTTGGCGCCATCTTTCTTAGCCATATCAGCAATATCTGCCTCGCTGACATTAATACGTAATCCTCCACGTCTTTCTTTTAAGAAGTCTGAATTCATTAACGTACTAAAATCTTTCCAGTACTGTTTTTGGTTAGCAAAAGCTTTACCAGCGGCTAAAATATTGTTGTCTTGAAGATTAATAAAATTTATGGCAGATATTGTTTGTAGCACAGCTGATCTAGTGTTAAGAAACATCGTAACACCAACACTACCTGTAACCCAATCAGTGAATCGACCAGTAGCGCTATCACCTGGAAAGTTTCTGTTTCTACCAGACTTCATTCTACCTAGCATGTTTTTCATAGCTTTTACGTAGTTTAAACCGTAAGCAGCTTGCAACTTATTCATATTATCTTCACTAAATATAGCGTCTGCATTTTCTTGCCAATTTTTTAAATATTTAGATCTTTTTGTGGTGTTTAAACCTTCAAGTATATCCGTAGTTATAGTTCCAGCTGCCCAACCTTCTTTTGGTTTAACATAACCATCGCCTAATTGTAGATTTATTAATTGATCACCAAAAGTTTGCAAGTTTTCATTTTCTACAACGAAGTTGCTTAATTTTTTAACGTCTGACTTGCTTATACCTGGAACTTCCATTTTTTGTTTATTCCATATATAAACTCTAACAGCCATTTCTTTAGTGTAGTCAGTTCCCTCTACTTTTTTAGCTAGATCTTTAGGAACTACATTGAGTTGATTTTTAAGCGTCTTGTAGTTGTTAAGCATGTATACCCGAGCTTTACTAAGCTTGTTCATGGCTTTAGCGTAAGGAGTTATTAAATTGTCCTTGTACCATTGCATTTGACTATCACCAACTTCTTTTTTACCAAGAGTGGTGTATAATAAACCGACAAAGTCCTCTTGCGAAGGCGGTATAATGAAGTTAAGTCTACCTTGACCAGCGCCTTTAGTTGTAGCTTCAACTATACCAAATCTTTTTTTACTAGGTATACCTGTTTTATTTTCTATAATATCATTAAATGCTCTATCTAAGCTTTTAGCTTTTTCTTCTTTTTGAGTCTTACTAAACATAACACTGTTACCGTCCATGTCTTTGATAAGTGGTTTATATTGCTCTAAAGCATCTAAATACTCTTTACTCTCGTAACCTTCTGAGTTTTTGTAGTTAGGGTTTTTTGCTCTTTCTGCTGCGAAATTAGGTATTTTTTTCTCTAAAACTTTTGGCATTATATTCACTAATGCTTCTTTCTCTAAAATATCTAGTACTTCTTGTTTCTCTACTTTACCTTCAGCGTAAGACGATAATAGCTCTTTTATTTCTTGAGCAGACATCTTGTGCTCCAAGTATAGTTCAGTAGCTCTGTAGCCGTCTATTATTTCACCATTTGGCTTAGACATCTTTCTTATTAAACCTTTTTGATCCAAACTTACTAAACTCAAGTAAGAGTCAACCATAGAATCATACTGACCCTTAGTTATCTCTTTTTTATTAAGTCTTTCTTTAAGTGAATCTATTTTGTTTAAAGCAAGTTCTCTAGCTTTATCAGCTTGCTCAGAAACTTTTTCGCCATAAACTCTAAAACCTTTAGATTTTAATTCAGTAATATCTTGAAAACCCTCTAATCCTTTTCCTTTATATTTTATAAAAGATACTACTTTTCCAGAAGGTAACTTTTTTTGAACCGCTTCAAAGTCAGAATCTTTTCCAAGAATACCTTTCAATTCTGCGTCGAATAATTTTTTATTGGTAGAAACGTATAATAAACTCTTATTACTACTTGATCTAACAGATCTAGATACCGATAATAACCAGTCAAGAACTTTAGCGTCTCTAACCTCTTTATTATCACCTTTTATGGACTTTTTTAATTGTGATACTTCTGTACCAAAGCCTATAGCTTCGTATTCTTTTTTAAATATTCTTCTAACTTGTCCTAAGTTTTGAACTAGAACAGATCCAAAGTCTCCTCCTTCAGCTTTAATTAAATCAGTTATTAATCCTTCTTGAAAACTTCTTTTAGCAGTAAAACTTAAGTCCCGTGAAGCTATATCTGAAACAACCTGAAACATTTCTATAGGTTTTAAATCCTCACTTTTTATCAAGTTTTTAATCTCCTGCGCTACTGTATCTGGTAGCTTTGCTTTTGCTATAAGATTTTCAAACTTACCTTCGACTAGTTTCTTAACTTCTTTAGACTTAAACTTTTTAGAAAACTCTTCATTTGATTCAGCAGTTTTACTAAACATAATACTAGCTTTACCAGCGCCAGTATCTGCTTGTTCTTGCTTGCTAGTTTGTTTAGATCTACCTGTCACATTTATGACATTAGCTATATAAGTCTTAGCAAAACCTGTTAAAGTGGTGCCGTACTTGGTTCTGTTAGCTGCGGATATTTTTTCGTTAGGTACACCAGCTTCTGTTACACCTACGCTGTTCTGAATTTGCTTTACAGCTTCGTTAGATACTCTACCTCTAAACTCTGGTTTAAGCTCGTATACTTGCCCTTGACTCGTAGCACCTAAACTTCTACCTTTCGGGCTAGAGACACCAGGTATAGCTCTAGTGACTGGTTGATAGAACTGTTTTATAAACTTGTTGGATAAACCTATAGACTTACCTTTAGTGTCTTTAGAAACATCAATACTCTCTGCTCGTTCGCCAATGGTAGTTTCACTACCTGCTACGTTGTAAGGAGGCATTGTTTTTATAAGTTTTCTAACGTTGTCAGGACTAACAAATAATCTTTGCAAAGACTTAGCTTCAGTGTCAGTTAAAGTAGCTTTACCTTGTATTTTTCTACCAGGCACGTCGAATAACTCTACAGACACTGGTTCTATAAACTCCTCAGTTAACTCTTTGTATGTAGGTCTCTTTCCTTCTTCAACTGTGACTATGTCAGATATCTCGTTAACTTTATCTTTAGCTGGTCCAAACTTTCTGACGTCTATCTGCTCTAGTACTCTACCTTCGTCTCTACCAGTGGATTCACTTGAAGACTCTTCAACAAATGATCCAACCTCTTTTTTTATGTTCTTATCGCTAGACAAGCTTTCAGAACCTTTAAGCTTACCTTTTAGAGACCTGTTTAATATACTACCGTATCTAAGTCTAAGGTTTTGGTTCATATAAGCTCCAAAAGGAACTTTCTTGCCGTCAACGTTAGCTTTGTAGGAGTTTATAAGCGCAGACAACTCTTCACTAAAACCTAAAAAGAATTCTTCGTAGTTAACTTTTAAGTTATCGTCTATAGGTAGATCTCTACTGGTTGCAGCTGCTTTTTTAGCTAGCTCAGTGACAGCTCCAATATTGTTTTCACCTAACTTGTCAACTATAGCTTTTTTAGCTTTAGGGTCTTTTATTTCTGATATTCTATTAGCTCCCAAATCAGCCATCTCTTGAACGATGTCATCGTTAGTTCTTGCTATTTGTTTATTTTTGTCAGAAACTTCTTTAGCTTCAAAAACTTTTGTGGTAGCCTCTTTTACTACTTTTTCTACATTTTCAGCTTTCTCTACTGGTTTAGTTTCTGTTTCTACTAGCTCAGCCTTAACTTCTTTAGCTAGTTTAGTAGCTTCTTCAGCTTTAACAAGATCTTTTTCTAGTTTATCTCTTTGTTGCTCAAACTGGTACTCATCTATTTCTTGATCAAAATACTTATCTTCTAGCTCTTCTAACTTTCTTTCTATAGAATCTACAGATGTAGATTTACTAACTTTTTGACCGCTAGTGTCTTTACCTTCTGCCGCTATAGACATTTGTTTAGCTGCTTCTATACCAGGTTTTTCGCCTTTAGAATAACTTTTAATTAGCTCGAATAGATTTTTACCAGTATCAGCATTTAGTTCTAGTTCTGGCATCCTTTTTCTAAGAAAAGGAACAAACTTTTCAAAAGCGTTACCTACGTTTTCTTTAAATACTATTTGTTTTTCGTTTATAGCGTCCGATAGCACAGTAAGATACTCTTCGTAGTAATCTTTTTTATTTTTTTCCTTCTTTGGTTTAGATTCTAGTTTTTCAATTTCTTCAACTATACTTTCTGCTTCTTCAGCGTTTCCTTCGGTAAGTGCTGATTTTAGTTTAGATCTAAGAGAGTTAATCTCTTTTTCGTCATATCTATAAAAATCGTCAATACGTTTTTGTACAGTTTCTCTTTGCTTAGGAGTTAGTTCACTTAAGACTTCGTCTATAACCTTTATACCTTTATCTGTGACTTTACCAGTTTTATCTTTCAAAGAGTCTCTTAATACAAAATGACCAACCTCGTGTTTTTCAACGGTTGTGTTTCTAGTAGCTGCGACAACTTGTTCGTTTACATAGAAAATTTTATTTTTAGCGTCGTAAAAACCATCACTAGATCTAACATCTTGCCCGTCTTTATTTATAGATTCATACTTCTTCTGGAAATCCTCAGCAGATCTAACAGAAACTGATTCACCTTCCTGCGTAGCACCTAAAACGTCTTCAGCTTGAGCTTTACTTGCTAACCTTTGTTTTAAGTATAGTTGATCTAGCTTGTCCTGAAGCTTGTCATATTTATAACCACCTGGCTCATATACTTTGTAATCTTTTTCAAGCTGTTGCAGCTCTTTTTCTTGTGCTTCGTTTCTGTCTTTCGTCTTTTTAAGTAGCTGTATTTGACCTCCAATTTCAAAAATTTCATCGAGAAATTTATAAGAATCTGCTCTTTCTTTTGACTCATAAGGCGCTTTGAAGTCTGTATTGTTATTCATTACGTCTTCAATAGCAAACTCTCTATTCCATCTATTTTCTAAACTTTTACTAGATGAGTCTATTCCCATTCTATCGTAGATTATAGGTAGAGGGGTATTAACTAAAGCGTTGTTATCTTTATCGTTGAATTTATCACCTTTTTTCATTTTCTGAATAAGTATTCTTACACTTTCATCAGTTGGTTTTAAAGCGCTCTTACTTTCAGCATCAAACCTTTTTTTAGCTAAATTTAGTTCGACCTCCGCTTCTAATATATTGTAGTCTTTATTAACGTCTTCTATCTCTTTTTTAGCTTGCTCTCCTGTTATTTGCTGTGTTTTCAGCTTAGCATCTATATCAGACATTTTGTCAGCTCTAGCAGCGTCTATTTGATCTATAGTGTCTTCACCAGGTTTTTTAATTGATGAAGAATCTATACCGGTTCTTTTAGCAGCTCTATTTACATACGTAGGGTTTAAGTTTAACAAACGCATGTCTCTTTGGGCGGCTCTATATACACCATTCTTGTGAAATATAGATTTAGCTCCAAGCAAGCTCATTTTAGCTACTTCAGCCAGATACTCTTTAATAAACTCTTCTGGGTTTCTATCGTAATAACCTTCTTCGTCTTCGCCTAAAGCAGCGGTTGCAGCTCTAGCAAACTCAAAAGAAAACGCTCCGGCATTAGCGTTGACAAACCTATTACCGGCGCTTCTAGCTAGATCTGATTTAGATAATTGAGCTGTTATAGGTGAAAATATTGTTTTAGCTGGTAAGGCTCTAAGAATGCTTGAACCTAAAGAGTTACCTCCACCCAAAGCGAAACCAAAAGTAGCCGTAGCCCATTCTTGTTCTCTAGTTGATTGTTGGGACAAGCCAAGACTTGTTTTCGTTGATTCAAGACCAGTAAAAACAGCAGCTTCATCCATACCTTTTATAACAAAGTCCCCAGCTTTTCTAAGCAACTTACTAGACTTTGCAGCTTCACTAGCTTTAAATGTTTTTTCTATGTACTTAAAACCTTTACTTATCTTGTTAGCTGTACCGCCTTTGAATAACGCTACCTCACCCACAAAAAGTGTTAAATCTACAGCTCCACCACCAACTACGCTTTTCCAGTTCTGAGAAACTGCTTCGTCAACCTCTTCTTGATTTATTCTACCTAAACCAGCCTTTTCAACTGATTCAACAAATATTTGATTAGCGGTGGCTTTTACCTTAGGCGCCGCAACACCACCAGTCATATCTATTTTTTCTAGTAAAACATCTCCAGCTGACTCCCAAAAACCTTCTTGTTTTTCTGAAAGCGGATCAGTGTTTGTTTGTACAGCTCTGTTTAATATAGCGTATTCTTCTAAGGCTTTATTATACGCTTTAGCTAATGGATGTTCGCCACTTATTTTACTTACGTTTTCTGGTAGAACACCTGTTCTAGATATCTCTTGAACCCTGCTTAAGTCTCCATATGTAGTTTCCTCAGATCCAAAAAAATCTTTAACGGCGCTAACTAAATACTGTGGCGTCGTTTGTGATTTTTTAGTTATCTCATCTTCTCCGTTTTCATCTATAAAACTAGATATTCTTTTTGATATACCTACTAAATTTGAGTAAGAATTTGTTAGCTCTTTGTTTAGTTGATCTATTTCTGTTGTTGAAGCTTTTTCTTCTGCTTTTTCAACTATATTGTCATACTGTTTTTTAGACTCTTCAGGCAGTTTATCATACTTAGTTAAATTACCAGTATTTATATCAAACAACTCTTGCGAGTTGTCTTCTCTCACTTTTTTTATTTCATTTATTATTTGTTGCTTGTTCTCTGGTTTTGAAGTTCTTAAAGAAGAGTATAGTTCTTGAAGTTTTTTGTCTTTTCCTTTTAAAATAACTTGTCCTTGACTTAAAACAAATTCATCAGACTTGTCTCCATGTTCTTCAAAAATACTTTCTAAAGCACTAGAAGCAGCGTTAGCTTGATCTGCCTTTTGCAACTCAGATATAGATATGCCTTTTATTTTTTCGTTATCAGCAAAGTCAGAGTAACTAAACCCACCAGTTAAAAAGCTACCATAAGGCTTAAAAACACCTGTATAAGACATTGAGGAGCCTATTGGAGATATGCTTTCTATAGCTTGGTAATCAAGAGCTTCTCCAGTTGTTTTAGAATATAAATTTGAAATATTCTCAGGGGAGTAGCTCCATATACTAGAGCCAGCATCAGTTAACGTTTCATCTACGTTCTTTTTAGCTTCCTCGTATTGTTCAGCTTTTATACCGGCTGCGATTAAGTCATCACGCTTTTTTTGCTCTATTGCTTGTTTTCTATTAGCGAGTTCTTTTTGCCTTACTTGAGCTCTACCTCTTCTTACAACTGGTTCAGGATCTTCTGATACCAAAGAAGTATCTACCTGCTCTAATTCCGTACTCTCGGATGCTTGCTCCGGTTCTATCGATGTTACAGTTGCATCCTTTTCCACAACATCTTTTGGCTTTTCCACCGTTTCTACAGTTTCCTCTAGCTCTTTAATATTATATTTTTTTAAATAATCTTCAAGAGGCATATTAGATTGATCTGCAGCTGAAGTTACTTGCTCTAATGAGTATTGTTCACCTTCTAATTCAAACATAATTTAATTATTTTTTTGTTATTGGTAGATTACCTGTGTTAACTGTTAATTTCTTTAAAGCTGTTTTAAGAGCATCGCCTTCTGGTAACATATCTATAAGGGTTCTAACTCTAACAGGATCATCTAGGTCAAAAGTCATTTCATCTGTAAATATAGTTCTTTCTCCTCCCTTAGTACTAGTACCTGATTCATAGCCAATTTCAAGTATACGACCTTCTTTTTCACCACCTTCACCTATTGTAGAAGGTAAAATTCTTACGTCTGATACTTTCTTACCGTTTATTCTTCTGTCTTTAAAATAAGACTTAGGACTTTCAAACATATCGTTAAGAACGGTTTTTGCAGTTTCGTTTGCTATTTTTCTTTTTATTGCGCCTTCTGTTAACTTTTCTTCTTTAGGTTCTACAACCTCTTCTGTGCCTGTTGTGCGCTCTGTGTTTCCAGTAAAGTACTTCTTCATAGCGTAAGTTGAATACTCAGTAGATAAAAGATCTAGAAACTTATCTCTATCTTCTTGAGTAGATTCATTGAATTCATTAAAACCACGTAAATCTGGTGGGTTGTTTTTATCCTCTGGTTTCTGGTCTTGGAACCAATTGTACAAAGCTATTTGTTCGTTAGAAACAAGGTCTTTATTAGAGCTTAAAGCTTCAACGCTGGCAACAACTTTTTGTCTTATTTTATCACCTAGCAATGCCATATTAGGCTCTTCGTAATATTGCTTGATTACTTTGTTTCCATCTCTAATAATTCTAACTTTTTCTTTTTGACCAACATAAAGATCTTCTTGTACACCGGCAGTTGGGTCACCTTTCTCGTCGGTTTGTCTACCAAAAATATTTATAGTTTGTTCCATGCTTTCAGCCTCATTTGGAACTCTAATAAGCAAATCTCTGTCTGGATTCGCAGCTATTTCAGCTATCATGCTACCGGATAATGAATATCCTTCGCTAGATCCTTCTCCTGTCCATGTATACATAGTCTCAGCACCTCCAGGTTTAGTCAAATCATAGTCAAAAGAACTTTTACCTTTTAAACCACCTCCTAATACAGCTGAAACAAATGCTGTTTGATTAGGATCATTATATACCGAGTAACCACCCATTTGGCCTTGTTTACTTGAAGCTTCTTCAAACTCTTCTTTATATGATGCTAAATTAGTTTGATCTCTTATCATAACCTCGTTAAGACCATTTGTGTTTTGCAGATATGTTTTATCCTCTTGAGAAGCAAATATGTCTGTAGATATATCAGCAGCAATATCTATTGATCCTCTCATTTTTTTCTTAACAGCATCATCATATAGGTCAGGTCTTATAGCTATGGCTCCATTAATGTCTTCGCCTGTTTCGTTTTCGTATTTGTTACGAGCTATTATAAGTTTCTTGTTTTCTTCAGCTGCTTTTGCTAAACGTTTAGCTTCTGCAGCTCTTCTAGCGTTCAACTGTTTAACGTAGTCATCAGTAATACCAGAAAAAGTTTTTTGAAGATTACTATAGTACTTAGACGTTTCTGTGTCTACGAATTGTTTTGGATTTCTATAACTCATCTATGTATTTTTATCTGTTTTCATATTCAACTTGCTCTTTGTAGGTTCTACCCATGACTTTAGACCCAAAGGCACCAGCGTTAGCCATACCTCCAATTCCTTTAGCAACTCCACCAATAGCTCCAGTTATAGCACTTGTTCTAGCTTGGTTAGCCGCCATCTCTCTAGCTTGAGCACCTTCTAACTCAGTTTGTTTTCTATCTAAAGCTGTTAGTTCTCTTGCTTCTGTTTCACCATAAACGAATTGTTTACCAGACACGTCAGCTTGTTGTAGTCGTTGAGCCTCAGACATTTCAATACCTTGAATTCTTTGCTGTTCAGCCATTTTTCTTCTCTCTAGGTCTTGTTGACCTTGAGCTCTTAGTTTTTCATTGTTTGCCTCTTGAGCTTCAATACTAGCGGAAACACCTTTCTTGCTTTGTAAAGCTGCTTGAGCTAGAGCGGTTGCACCACCAGCACCTGATCCAGTAGCTCTAATAGTATCTAAAGTATTAGCTAGAGCCATATCAGCTTCTTCAGCTTGCATCTCTGCAGCTTGAGTAGCAACTCCTAAGTTAGCCATTGGATTTGTCATGTTACCGCTTAAGTCTTGAGCTAATCCAGCCACACTTTGCACGTCTTCATATGGATTTATTACTGGTTGTCTGTTCGCTTCCAAGTTAGATAACTCTCTTGATAGTCTTCTTTTTTCTTTAGCTGCTGCTCTAGCTTGACTTTTAGCTTTACTAGCTCCAAAGATACCGCTAATTAAACTACCTCCAATACCTATAGCTGCTCCAAGCCAACCTTGTACATACTCTCCTGCTTCGGGAAGTTGTGCGATTAAAACGTCTGTCATTTTTTTATTTTTTTATATTAGTACGATGACTCTACGTAATTAGTAGAGACTGCGAATAATTCTTTTTTACCACCCAAGGTATTATCAACACTCATTTGTACAGTAGCAAAGAAACCTTTGATACCAGAAGCGTCTTGACCCCAAAGAACCTCACCGGGTTGTGAAATTGTATTGTTTATTAAGTTAGCAAAGTATTTGTTTTCTTTTGCTTTAAAGTTATTCTGTAATAGTTGGTTTTGTAAATCTATTAAGTTACTAGCTTGAGTGAGTATATTTATAGCTTTAGTTATAGGTAGAGCAGAGTCAGTTGACGTTTGCATTGATAGCATCTCCCAATCGTTGCCGCCCTCGTAGTTTATAGTTTTAAAGTTTTTGATTAATGATTGATTAGCATTGAAAACAAACGTTACAGTTGAGTTATTAGAAACACCGTAAAACTTACCTCTTTCAGTAGAGTTGTCTTCAAAAGTATAATGTTGCCATATTTTACCATCGTGAGTAGAATACAAAGAAGTATTTAAGCTAAATATAAAACCAGGTTTAAAACTTAAAAAACTAGTCCAACCGTTAACACTGTCGTCAAATGTTAAAGTTTTGTAAGTTCCATTTTGTTGTATAGATACCGTATAGTTTTTACTATGTATATCCCAACCTCCAATTATATCATCTGAAGCGTTTAGAGAACCTAATTCATCTCTAAAAAAATCTTGCATACCATAAGAAGATATCTCAGTCAAACCGTCCATAGATAGCCTTAAAACAGCGTTACGTTTTCTATCTGTAAAGTATTTTCTATAACCATAGACAGCAAAGCTCTCTGGGTTAGTACTGATACCATAGTTACCAGCGTAAGGTACTATTTGACCCACAACCTGAGTTGAAGATGTTATAGCCGCATTTCCTTCAGCAGAGTAAATAGCGTCTTTATCTATTAACGCTCTACTAACTTTGTCTTCTTGTAGTAAAATTAAATTAGTATCTTCAGCGTATAATTTTTGAATACTACCGTTAGCTGGATCTGCTGATTTAGTTATGTCTTGACCTACAGAGAATACGTTAGTTCTATTAATTCCTGTTCTAGAATTAAATATGTCAGAATATATTATAGAGTTAAATCTATGTTGTTGTTTCGTCTCTTCTTCAACTAAGTAGGCTTTTATACCAAAGTCAACAGAGGTATTATTGTAACCACCTCTTATTCTAGATTCTTCAATATACCAATCTTCGCTAGGTGTAGCTGTGCTTGCTGCGTAAGCGCCTGGAACTAAGTCTTCTACTAGGTTGTTACCAGCATCGACTATTGATTTAATCTTCTTTATCCAGAAAGAGTTAAAATATTTTACTTCTAAAGTTGCTGACATATTCTTATTATCACTTATTTTATTAATATATTACACTAGTAATTAGTGTTGTAATACACTTTTACTTCTAAATCTTGATATGCTCCTGAAGTATTACAAGGAAGTCTATCTATGCCTGTGATGTTTTTAACGACACCGCGTATAGTTTTACCTGTGCTAGAATTGTTTATATCACTAATAAACTCAGCAGCGTATTGAGCAGCTATATCAGCACCAAGCGTGTTACTAACATCCGGAGCATACTCGTAAGAGTATTTTTCACCAAAATTTTCAATATCGGTTTTACCAATAGTTAAATCAAGAGTTGTAAACAGCTGACCCATTACGTGAGAGTATGGAGTTCTAGCGTAAACAGTGTCGGTTAGTGATGCAGCGCACGATATAGAAGTGTCTGAATTTCCAGTAGTAGCCAAGTTGTACTGGAACCAATCAGCATCTCTACCAGTGCCACTTATCATATTTGTACTTTTAACAGGTACACATGTAGGGTAGTTAGCATCTGTAGCGTTTATCCAAGTGGTAACTGATCCAGAGTTTACATCTTTGTAGCCTCTAACTTGTATAAAGTATTCTCCTTTTTTGATTAAAGCTACGGGTATATGTATTTGTGAAACGGTACCTGCTGAACTAGATACACATGCAAAATCATTACTTGCGCCAGGTTGAATCCAACCGTTGTTATTACCTACTTCTCCGTTGCTAGTATTAAGATCAACTCCATTGGTATCTATAACGTTACTTATAGACCAAGCGTTAGAACTGCTAGATCTATACCATATTCTCCATTTGAAATAACCAGTTAAATTAGCGGTGTTCTTTTCAGCCTCTACCATTAAATCAAATAAAACAGTACCTTGTTTAAGACCATCATTGGAAAGAGTAGAAACATTACCTGTTTCAGTAACAAAACCAGTAGGAACGCCTCCGGTTGTAGAACCAAATCTCCAGCCATAATCTTTAAAAACCCTTCCTCCAGGCACCTGGACTGGGAATGATTGCTCTCTAGTTCCACTAGCAGGATCAAACTGGCAACCAGTATCTAAGTTGCAATCACCAGGTATAACTCTAACAGGTTGTTCATAGTTTATACTAGTTGCTGTTCCACTAGACTCTGTAGGTTGAGAAGCTATACCATTTTGTCCAGACGAAAAAGAAACTAAAGCATCTTTTACTTCTAGATCCAAATCATAATAACCTTCAGCCCAGTCATAACCTCTAAAAGCAAGTCCTGTTTCGTGATTTATAGTTACGGAATTTTGTATGTTACTAACAGGCACTGGAGGTACACTAGTAAAGAATACACCAACTTGGTTTACTGCTTCATCTATTCTAAAAGAACCATTGACGATAGTACCAACGTCTCCTATTCGTAGGCTGTCACTAGAACCGTCTACTCGCTTTACCGTTATTAAAGGTAATGGTGAACTAGCGGGCACAATTATAGGTGGCGTAAATGGAGATATATATGGGTCAATGTTAGTTAAAGAACCTGTAAAAGGTAAAGCAACTATATCACCATTGATGTCTTTAACGCTTATGGAGAAATTATAACTACCACTTGTCGCGAAAGTATTAGAAAAGTAATTATAAGAATTAGAGTTCAACTTAAACCTATACGAACCAAACGTGGCTCCAGGAGTTGTTTCTTGTATAACATCAAAGAACGAGCTTACGTCGTTAGTTGGTGAGTTGTTATCTGTTACAGTAAAACTACTTAAAAGTGTATTTTGCAATGAAACTCCTTCTGGTGAAAGCGGGAAGAAAGCATCTGTTATATAGGGTGAATTAGTATCACCAGTTCCAATACCAGTACCGTTTGGGTTTTGATTTTCTTTATAAATAAAACCTAAACTAGTTAAACCTACTGGAGCATCAGATCCAGTTAATATATCTTCATTTAGATCAGAGATTAAACCAGTAGTTGTAGTTTCCCAAAATATATCCAACAAGGATTCAACGGGTGGTGTTTCTAAAACAGCTAAAGTAGCAATATCTTTGTATGTATCTAATGAAAACACTAGAGGATCGTTGTTTGATAATGTTATCTCTCTATTAAGCGTTAAGGTAGGACTAGAATCACCTGTAGTATTAACAACAACGTAGTCAACTGTTCCGGTCTGCGGAACACCTGCAATAGTAGTTATAACACTACCTATTTCTATGACACCAGTAACGGTATCGACTGGTAAAGTTATTGAATTTGTTACGCTATTACCGTTAACGTTAGCCCCACCCGCTTGTGTTGAAACACTGTTATTAGCACCAAACTGTAAATTAGAGTCTTTAGAGGTACTTATTTCGGCTACGAAAGGATCCGATTCAGACTTGAAGAAACCATGAAAAGCATTAAGCGGGTTTGTTATAGGTATAGGGTTATTGAAACTATTTGTAAAATTACTGATATCGAACAACGTGAACAAGTCCTCTATTGATGTAGTGTTAAAAGTTGTTCTACCTGGAAAAAACTGACTATTATTTCCATTATGATTTTGAACTCTTCCATATAACCCTATAGAACTTCTAAAAGATTTATCCTGTGGCCCAACCTCGGTTAAGTCTCTAGGTACTTTATTTATGTTATCACCTAGTAAAGTTATAAAAGAAGTATCTTCATCAAGAATTGGCGACACTGACAAAGAATCGTAATTATATGGAAGACCTTTCATAGCACCAGCAGAGTACACATTGTAGTATTCTTGTTCTGTTTGCTTTACGACAACCTTATAAGAATACCATCCAATTTGGTTTATAGTATAAGCAAATTTTAAATCGTTTAATAAGTATTGTTTATATAGGTATGAGTCGTTTATAGCTCCATCAGCATCTACTGTGTAATTACCAGCTAATAGTGATATCGATGTAACTTTTACATAGTCTCTGTATTCACCTCTTAGGTAATCTCCAACTCTAGGCACACTAGCGTTGTTAGGGTATGTAGCGTCTAACGTGAACAGCAACTGGGTTTGAGAGCTATTAGTAAATGATGCTGAATCTATAGAAAAACCAATTCCTGAAAAAGTAGGATCTTGGTATTGAATAGCATATAAACCAGCTTCGCTTAAAGTATTTTTATCGTTTAATCCACTTGATATTTTATTTCTAATAACTACCTGGATAGCATCTCCAAACCATTGTTGAATATTGGGTTGAGTACTTCCGTCATAGTAGGGTCTGTAGACAGTTGAACCACCTTTAAACTCCAATGTACCAGCATCTAAACCAGTCAAATCTACTGGTGATAATATAACAGGTGTTTGTCTACCAAATTTATCAGCTAAAATAAAACCTACTTGGTAGTTTCTATTCTGTTTAATATTATGGTTTGGGTATTCAACCCAAGAATCGAAGTTGTTAGTGTTTCTAGCAAAAGCCCCAACGTAGTAATCTATAGAGTCCGGTGATGAATATCTGTCGTAGAAGTTACCATACATCACTCTATTACCGGTAGTTTCTTGAGACAAAGCTCTAATAGGAACCTTGTCGTAAACTCTAATTATCTCAGATTGAGGTAGTGTTTTGTATGGTTTTCTTGATTGATATTGATAAGAGTATGTGCTAGTTTGTAAACTTGCGGAAGGTATAGATCCTATAGTTAAACTCTCTAACACTTTAACAATTAAAGAATCTGATTCCTTGTATAATACATCTATAGACGTTATTTTATATTCAGACTCTATGTCCACTCCTTTAGATGGTAAAGGTATCAATAGCTCCATGTTATTCATTTCATTCTCCATGAAGTCTAAAATAGTAGACTTAAAAGCAGTTTCTTCGTCTCCTTCGTGAAAATAACCTTTTTGTTTTGGTACATATGCTATTTGAGTAAACGGTGCCATTATAGAATACTCACCGTCATCAAACTTAAACCTATAAGAAAACCTTACATACTCCTCTTCTAGCAGATCAGGATCACCTGGCCAACCAGTCGAGGGGTCTTCTTTAGTCATTGTAGATTTTAAGAAAGTAACATTAGCATTATCACTAACTGTAGCAAGATACTGCACTGGTACGGTTGTAGCCCCGACTTGAGTGACTAGTGTAACCGTGTTACCTGATTTACCTCCAACAGTGACAAAGTCTGAACCTGAAATAGCTGCTGTTTGATCTAAGTTTTTTGCTACAACAATCATTCCCACTTCAACATTACTAGCATCATCCAGAGTTAGAGAATCAACACCTGAAGACGCCGCAGTTGTTTCTTGTTCAACCTTTTTAAGTAAACTTATAGGCTCATATGGATTATACTTAGCTACGGATATAGTATCTTCCGTAGTGTAATAACTAGTATTATCTATAGCTGTATTAATGTTTATTTTTCTAGGTTGATTTCTATCGTCAGTAAAAAACAGCAAATTTTCTATTAGACTAACTCCTAAAACTTTATTAGTGGTAGAAAAATTCAAAAACTCACCACTCACTACTTTTTGGTAATTAGGATTATTTTGGTCGTAAACACATATGTGACACTCTTTAAGTGGACTAGGATTAGCCGTGTTAAAGTCTGAAACATACGTTGGGCTAGCTGGATCTTGATCAGTGTAATTAGTTACAAATGTTATTATCCTGTTATTTCTAGCGTCAGAAAAATAACCTATAATTTCACAGCTAGAGTCGTAAGGTAAAATACTAGTTACACTAGCATTACCTATCATGTTTTCCAAAGCACCAACATCAGCGTCCTCTGATTTGCCTACAGATATATTCTGTGCGTCGCGATACTCACCATTAGGTATAAGTCTATCATCTAAGTCTTTATTCATCTTAGACTTTAGAAAAGTATTTTTAATCTCAGCCATTTAATTCTAGTGTTTTATCCATTTAGATTTACCTCTCATAACTTGCACAAACTCGTCAAGTTTAATGTTTGATAATCTTATTTTAGCATTTCTTAATTTAGCACTTTTTTCTTGACGTAGTCTTTGTACTAAGTACTCTGGTTGATTAGCTCTAGTAGAAACTATAGCGTGTAAAATATAAGCATACATAGCTTCTTCAGCCATCTTAGGGACTCTAGTATCTAAGTCATAAGCTAAACCATCAGAAATGTACTCTAAAATGATTATACGGTCAACTAGATCGTTTGAAAAAGAAAAAGTATTTTCTCTTTCATTTATAGTAAACCAACCATTTATCTGACTAACCTCTGGTTGTATTCCGTAGAAGCCATTTTGCCAAGCAAAACCTTGACCAAAACCTCCACCATATATATTAGCCCACACAGGTGATCCATCTTGTAGTTGATTGTTTATTACCCCGATTCCGTTAGTGTCCCATCTTTCCTCTGTAATAGAGGTACCCTGAGTGTTATCGTTAAAGTTATCTTGAGTTGGTACACCACTGCTGTCCTGTAATGGTATAGCTGTTGGGTTACTTGTTAACGTTGTTGGGTATATAATATGCTTAATACCAGAGCGGTCTATCCAAGACATGTTAACATAATTAACGTAGTCTTGTGGCATAGGCACACTTAAACTAGGTGGTATACTTAATTCTTGCGACTTAACGCTTTTTAGTGTGTCATAGCTAAACTCTTGCATTGCTCTTTTAGCAAAGAAAACAACATCTGTTCTTTTTACGTCAGATATTATTTTACCAGTTCCAACGTATGCAACCATGAAGTTACTAATAACGTCGTTTAGCTTAGTATAAGAATAAGATCCCCAGTTTTCCTCAACAGTATTTCCAACCGCATCTTTGTTTCCGTAGCTACCACCTGTTTGTGACTTTAGTTGAACAGCTACAGCTGTATTTAAAGCTAGACCAGTAGCGAAGGTTATTTTATTATCAGTGATACTATAGTTAGCTGTGTACTCTGTGTACACGAGATCTCCAGGGGCAGCAGTGTATAGTTTATAATTGTTTAAAGAGTAGTTAGGCTCTACAGGGTTATAGCTACCAAAAACTAAATTTGTATCAAATGTTGTTGGTCCAAATACTGTCTGGTTAGCGGTAGATAAAAAGCTTTGCGCTCCCGCGTAGTACTGACGATTATTTTCGGTTATTAAACCTCCATTAGGTGTAGGCATAGTTTATTAGCTTTTTTGATTTATTTGTTCTGCTTGTATTTGTTGAGCAGCTAGATTTACTAGGTTGTAATCTTTCACGACTACTCCAGCATATAATAATATCTTTATTATAACCTCAGGTTGTTCTGATACATCTAGTTCGAAGTCTTGAGAACCACTAACTATGTATTGGTAGTAGTTTTGACCTGCTGGAATTTCAAAATTCCAAATAACATCAGCTGGCTTCTTAACGTAAGACACACTGATATTAGCTTGTATATCGTTGGGCTTCAAGTAAAGCTTGTTGTCCTCGTATAAATATAACGGGTATTGCTCAGTGGGTTTGGTTAAAGGTGATTGGTTAACATACAGAAGATCGTTTCTTTGAATTAACTGAGCTTCTATTTCATCTTTATAAATAACAGTACCTAATCTATATAGTTCTGTCGGTAATGTGAAGTGGTCTGTTGAATAACTAGCTGTTGCATATTTTTTGAATATAGCTATTTTTTCATCAATATTTTTTATACGATCAGCATACTCGCTATCGTTATCTGGCACTCTAAGTTGTTGGTTTAAACTTTCAAAGTAGTTTTCAAAAGTTTCAAGCTGAACTTGAGTAGCTATCTTATTGAACTCGTCAGGCGTCATATAGCCTCGTTGTTCTTTATTTAGTATTAATAAGACTGTTTTATAAACCGTGTCTACACTTATTGCCATTTGTTAGTTTTTTTATTATAATACAGAGAAGACCGCCGAAGCGATCTCCTATATATTAGTATTACATGTTATAGAAACTTTTTCTCTATAGACTTGAAAACTTCTAAGCCTTCATCTGTCTTAAAGAAAGCCGCCATAGCTGAGTATGGGTGCTCATCAAAAGGTACAGTCATAAGTTTCTTTCCGTTAGAAGCCCAAACAAATGTTCTTTGGTCTGCAGACAGCTTAATTATAGCTGATTCCGTTGCTTTAATAGCAAAGTTTCTTAGTTGTACGTTTTCATCATTAGCTAGATCAATAAATAAATCTGGATTATTCTTAGCGAACATAAGAAGATCTCTTTTTATTTCTCTACTAGTCATTTTAGATACTTCAGATCCTACTTCTACTCTTAATATAGCTTCTGCTTGATCAATATCCATAGACTTAGCCGCGTTTAAAGCTTCAATTTCCATTTCTAAATAAACAAGATCATCAACAGCTTTTTCCACCTTGCTAAACTCGTAGTATTTTTTGTTTAGGGCTGGGTGGTAAATAGATAATAGTTTCTGTAAATTTTGTTTTTGTTTAGGTACAAATAAAGTACCGTTTTTAAATATAACATGCCCAAGTGTTGATTCACCCTTTTGTTCTTCTACTAGTGGTGAGTTTTGATTTGTAGCATATCTTAATTCTTTTTGTTCTCCAGTTTCTTCATCGAACCACAATAAAGGGAATCTAGCAGAATGCCTAGATGGTAATGTTGATGTTAGTGGAGTAAACGAACCTTTTAAAATATAGGTTCTATCTTTAATTTCCCAGCTAGGTTTAGCTGGTTCTACTTTTACTTTTTTTGTAGTAATTGGTTGAGGTGCAACCTCGGTTTTAGCTACTGCTTTTTTAGCTTGATTTGCCATAATATAATATAATAAAAATGTTAATAAAAGTAATAATTACCCCCGTTGATATAACGAGGGTAAGAATTACAGTAATTTACTCTTGTATTAGTCAGTGAATAATACGAAGTTGTTTGCAGCTTGAACACATAAACATCTTTCAGATAGGAAGTGTACTTCCATTGCGTCAAGATCAGAAGTGTAAGCTCCTCCAACAGATCCAGTCAACCAAGACTTCATTCTACGGTCATCAGTTTGAGATGCTCTGTATCGTACGTGCAAGAATGGACGTCTGATGTTAGTTCCCAAAATTTGATCGTAAACTGTAGAAGTTCCAGCTGGTACTAAGATTCCTTCGATACCTGAATCAGCAACAGCTCCACGAGTAGATGCGTCGTTCAAGTATTTCCAGTCAGTTTTGTAGAAGTCATAAGAACCTCTTCTGAATCCAGAGAAACCTAGGTTAAGTGCCATATCTTCAGAGTTTTCAAACAATCCGTAAGCAACACCACCGTTAGCTCCAGCAGATACTCCGCCTAGCATGTTATCGATAGTTAAAGAAAGTTGACGATTAACGAACAACATGTTTTCTTCAATTGCTCCTTGAGTGTCTAAGTTCTTAAGAATAGCGTCGAAGTCAGTCAAATCTCCAGCAGCAGGTGCAAACGCAGAGAAAGTATTTCCTCTTGATTTTACAGCAGCAAAAAGACCTTCAGTACCTTTTTTACCAGCAGCCAAAGCTCCAGATCCAGTAGCAGCTAGAGTTCCTTCTACTACAGACATTTCTAAGTAATCCTCAAAACGTAGTCTAGTTTCAGACTCAGCTTTCAAGTACCACAAATATCCTCCAGTTCCATCTTCAGTAGCAACTTCAACCCATCCAATCTGAGCAGCGTCAGATCCAGAGATAGCGTATTTGTCTTTAATGATGATAGGTGAGTTAGAGAATTGTGTAAAAGAAGGAGTGATTGACTTGATGTCAGCATCTCCAGTTCCTTTAGCGTACTCAGAACCGTATACAAAGATCTTAAGTCCAGTATCAGCAACGGTGAAAGTAGCAGCAAGATTAGCTCCAGTATAAGTAGCCACAGTAAGAGTAGCTAAAGTAGCAGATGTATCAACACTGCTTGTTACCAAAGCGGTTACTTCAACTCCAGTTGCTGGATCCATAACTACGATAGTATCATTTTTAGAGATTACATTCCCTACAAAGTTAGCTCCATTAGCAGCATCTAGTACAAAGGTCAAAGTGGTAGCAGTAGCTACAGTTACATCGTTGTAAGCAACGTGCAATCTGTTTTGCTCAGACCATACTACTTGATCAGAAGTCATAGGCATTTCAGCTCCTACCATGCGCAAGAATCCAGACAAAGTTCTGTTTCCGTAACGCTCTACTTCTTGTTCGTAAATTTCAGGTAGATATTGTTGTGCAAAATCGTTTCCTGATCCGTCTGTAAAACTTAAGTAGTTGTCAGACAATAATTGTTGTTTTTGACTCGGCTTAATTGAACCGAATGCATTGTTTAATGCCATTTTGAATAATTTTAAATGTTAAATTTTTATTTTTTTAATCTTTAGTTTCGATGAACTTAGAGTGTTTTCACCTAACACTTTTACCTTGATACCATCTTTAAAACCTGTTTGAGGCGCTTGCCTTACAGTTTGACTTGGATTTTTTGAACCGTCTATTACTTGTTTGACAGCATCGGCTTTTCCTTGTTCGTAAAAATGATTAGCAATAGTATCTACGTTAGCAGCGGCGTACATAGCTTTGTGATAACCAGTCGGATCTTTAACATTACCGTCATTGTCAAGAAACTTTCCTACAATATTGTTAATGTTTGATTGGTTTTCTGCAACCTTACTAGGATCTTTTACACCATATCTAAATTTCTTTTCTCCTAAATTGAAATCAAAACCTTTGAAATCTTCTGAGAATAATTTTTTAGTTTGGCTTTTAAATGCCTCGTGTTGTTGCTCGGCTTTACCTTGCTCTTCGTTATATCTATTGAAAAAGTCAGTAGCTTTCTTTTGCTCTTGAGTTACGCCCGGTCTCAACTTGATATCGTCGTAGTATTTACTCTTTGTTTGCTCTAGAAAGTTCTTGGCTTTTGCAACTTCTTCTTTGAACGCAAGCTTTTTCTTGCGGATGTCTCTTTCCTCGTCTAGATCTTCATCGTATGAAAAATCCTCAAGTAAGAGACTTACATCCTCACTGTCTAAGTAAGGCTTTGTTTTACTATAATATTCTTTAAGTAAAGTATTGTTATCTATGTTAGAATAATCAGCATTTAGTCTAACGTAATCTTCTAACGTCCCACCTGTCTCGTTCATAAACGTAACAAGTTTTTCAATGTTTTCAGGAAGAGGAGTTCCAGCTACTTTATTATCTCTAATAGCTTCTTCTACTTCTTGCTTAACTTCTTTTACTTCTTCTTCTGTTATTTCTTGAATAATTGGGTTTTCATCTTGAATGGAGCTTTCCCCTGATGATACTTGTTCACCCACTTCTTGTACAGCTCCGGCTCGTTGATCTTCAACCACGTTTGCTGCTTCTTGCTCTGTATTGGCATTTTCTTCAGATTGTTTTTCTTCTGAACCAATTACCACTTTGGTAACTTCTTGTTCTTCATTTTTTTTCTCTACTGGTGTAGATAAATCGACCTTGATAGGTCCATCTTGTTTTTCACCTAAATTTTTAGGTTTTGTTTTTTTACCTTTTAAAGAGAACTCTCCCTCTTTCTTTTCTTGTGACATAATATAATATAATTAAATAGTTAAAATTTATTCTTACTTAGGGTTGAACTGTTCTAGTCCAAAACCACCGAGGTTGTCAAACCCGGCAGATTCAAAGTTTTTAGGTAGCTCATCGTTTTGTCTCTGAGCTATAAGTTCAGACTGTTGAGTAGCTTGTATTCTAGTTCTTTCGTCCTTGCGATTCTCAATCTCAGACTCTTTATTTTTCTCTACGTCAGCTCTAGCTTTTGCTAGCTGTAACTGGTAGCTAAACTCTTCAGCCATCAACTCTCTTTTTATTTGAGCCTCTGTTTGCATACGCTGTATCTCGAACTGAGATTTAGCTTGCTCTATACTAACTTTTTCTTGAGTAAGAGCTTGTTGTTTTTGAACCTCAGCCATAGCAGCAGCTTCACTAGCTTGAGCGTTAGCCTGCGCTTGAGCTTGTATATTAGCCTGAGCTTGTTCCTGCTCTCTTTGTTGTTTTTGTTGTTGTCTAAGCTTTATATATTTATTAGCCAGCTTAGTATTTTTTATTTCTCTTATATCAATAGCATCAGATAAAGATATCGCTTGAGTTTGTAAAGCCATTTGAACATTTTGCTCTAATTTAGCTTTTTCTTCCTCTTCAGGCTCTAATTCTAAGCTTATACCAAAATCATGAAGCTGTAGACTTACAAGCTCTTGCAACGTGTTAGTATTGAAAGTGCTTATAGAATTAGCTAAAGAATTTCTAAGCAAAGGGTTCTTGAGAACATCAGCCGCTTTTAAACTAATGTTTTCACAAACTCTAAGACCTACATATAATAAAGAACTCAGTATATGTCTAGTAGCCGTGTTAGACGCGTTAGCTGCTAACTTCTGTAATCCTAGTAAAGAATCTTTATCAGGCATAGAACCATCTCTGGCTTCGTTAAGACCAGTTACGTCTCTAATCATTTTTAAGTAATACTCATATGTACCAATTAAACTTTGTATTTTACCTTGGCCAGATGAAGAAGCTAATTCTTGTACTGGTACTTTACCAGCATTCATACCTCCTTCTTGAGTTAAAGATCTACCAACAACGCTACCTGTTTGGAAATACATGTTAAGCGCTTCTGCTGGATTATAGTTTGTCCCATTACCTAGATCAACCTCAGCTAAACCGTCCATATCTAAGAAAACACCATCTGGCACTATCCTAGACATTACTTGTTGAAGTTTTAAGTGGGTTAACTGAATCATATCAGCAAAGCCAGTTATTCTGCTTACAATAGACTCAATTCTACCTTTATACATTCTAGGAGCTGAAATACAGTAGTTCATTTCTACTTTAGTAGAATCTGCAATTGGTCTCGTCATGTTCTCCGCCAGCTTCCACTCTAACATATGATTGTTACCTAGCACTTTGGCTCCGGTATATAAGACCTCTATAGTTCTTGAAACTCTTTCAAAATTGTCGTTAACTGGAGGGTTGAAATCACTTGTTTTTTGTATAGCTTTCTCTAAACCATTCTCTGTTCTTTTAATTTTAAAAACTTGATCTTGATACGTTTTATATTCGAAGTACATTACCTGCACAGTGTTTGAATCGTAATTACCCCAGCCTGTTACGTACTGAGAATTACCAGGCATTGATTGTATTTTCTGAAGTTCTTCATCGGATATATCTGGAAACTGTTTCTTTAGTTCAGCAATAGTTATTGATTTAACTTCTCCGACATAATAAATATCTTCAAAGTTTGGATCTTCAGTATACGAATAAACCATGTAAGCTGGATCAACATATTCAACCTTGATACCTTCGGCTTTATTAAAATTTGTTTTAGTAGAACATATCCCTAAAACAGTTAAATCGTAAGCTAATCTCTTTTTAGTTTGCTCATATTTATTTACAGCCAACGTATTGTCTATAAGTTCTTCTTCTGCTATCTCAACAGTTTGCTTATAACTCATCTGCATGTAAAGATCTAGTTCTTCTTGACTAGCAGGTAAATCGCTAGGGTTTGAAACATTATATAGATCTAATCCAAGATCACTCTTGAAGTTTTCTAAAGTTTGTCTCATATTGACATCTCTAGAAACAGCTTTAGCGTATTTTGATTTTTGTTCTACAGAAAAAGGATCTTGAGCAACCGTTTGAATATCGTATGACTTGTTAGACATTCCGTTGACAACAATATCTACAAACTTAGGTATAACTGGTACGGGCTTCCAGTCTAAGTTTAGATAAGATAAATCTCCATTTATTGATAACTCGTCTTTATATTTAGCTATTGATTGTTCACCTCTAGCATATAATCTAAGTTGGTGAAAATTACTATAGCTTTGAGCATATCTGTTTCCAGAACGACCCTCTTGAAACCACTCTCCTTCGATAGCTCTAGCGACTTGAATCCCGTAATCTAAGCTTGCTTTAACTTCATCACTAACCACTTGGCTAGGGAAAGAGCTATTAGTATTGGTGTATACTTTCATTTATCTTATAATTTTTGACGATGTACCTTTGTTATCGTATCGTTTTATACCTAAATTTATTTTCTTGTATTCTTTTTTAGCCACAGGAGTATATCTGTTTTTGTTACAAGCCATTATAGCTAAACCAGAGCTAATAGAAGCATCATGCTTTGTTCTGTTATTTATGTTAAACTTAGCCCAGTCTTCTAATGTTCTTTGAAAATACATGTTACCGTAACCGTTAGGTGTATTACCAACGTTTTCTTCTACATATGTTTCAATAGCAGCTGCGTGAGCTTGCTTCATATCTTCACTGGAGTTCGGCACTCCACCTATTTCTCTTTCTGTAACAGATAATTTGTTATACACCTTATCTGGTCTATTCATTGCGAAACCTCTGTAACCTCTTCTTTTGAAGTGGTATAGTAATCTAGGTTTGTTGTTCTCGCACAATATAGGCATTCCGTAGAATACACAAGCCATCAACACGTCTTCGAAAAATATTTCAGCTGTTTGAGGTCTAGCTATGTATTCCAAGAAAAATAAGTTTGGTGGTACGTTTTCCATTGAAAACTTTGTTAAGCCGTGTAGAGATCCGTTAGAACCTCTCTTATCAACTGTACCTGATATATCATAGCTATCACAACCGAATGCTCCGCAATGCTCGTTACCCGCGTGCTTTACACCGTTTTTAACTATTATTCTATTCTGTAAACTAACTGGTGGAACCCAAGATATTTTGAATCTACCATCTTTGTTTGGGTAGAATAAAACCCTACTATCTTTAACACCATTTTCCCACATGAAGCTACCGGTTGTAATGGTAGCTGTGTTATGTAGATCAGCGTTGTAATCTATTTGTTCGTATATCTTTGTTAAATTAAATAAAGATTCTTTTGCCTCGTCTCTAAAAGCGTGTTCCTCTGTTCGAGGAAATTGACGATAGTATTCATTTAAGCCGTCTTGATCATCTTTTAGACCCTCAACTTCGTTATGCCAATGCTCTATTACTCCGTTAGTTATTATTTCACCGCTGGGGTCTCTAGTTTCTTTCTTGGGGTTGTCGAATACAGGTAGCCCATAAGCATCGATGAATCCTTCGTAGTTCCATTCCATAGGAATGAACAAACTATATAATCCCGAACTAGTCTGTCCGTTGCGGTTTCTTTTTTCGACATTTGAAGCATAGTAAAGTTTTTTAAAGTTTCCACCACCTTTTTCTAAAGCGTTAGAGGTTGAGCCCATCATGCATTTACCAACGATCCTACTACCTAGCCTTAAACAAGTTTTTGTAACTCGCCAGTTATTTAGTATGTTATCTGGCCGTTCCCATTTTCCACTTTCATCGTGTACTAATAGTTTTAATTTTTCACCATCATAGGAGTTGTCTCCTGTGTTCTTCCAGTCAATAGTTGTATCTAATCCTTCTAGTTCCTCCTCGGTTTCACCTTCGTTAAGTTTACGTCTGGTGAGCCTTGACGCGGGTACTCTATAAGCGAGCTCCGTTTTTGGGCGATCCATTCCGTCTTGTATTGGTTTGAAGAAGAACGGGTAGTTAATAGAGATGGGTACAACTTTATCTGTGAACATTTTCTTAGCATCGGAGCCAGATTTGGACAATATCCCAAACCGTGAATCCGTTGATATCGTTGCCATGTTAACTGTCTCCCCAGACGCCATGAATGAAAATCCTGAACGTCTATTCTTGAGATACGACATTCCATAACACCTCTTGTCTGCTTTACAAGCTTCCCAGAATATGAAGAATATTCTATTTGATTCCCTATAATCTGCTGCCCCAACATCAATCTTGGACCACTGCAAGTACATGTAATGAGTACCAGTGATGTAAGTTGGATTACCATTGTTATAAAACCAAAAACCTTTTTCTCTTTTTTCAAACTCTTTGTCTATGTATTCGTACCACTCTTCTTTAAAATCAGTTGGATATTTTTCCCAATCAAAAACACTCTTTATCTTAGATAGTTCTTTTGGATATTCCAACTTCGTCCAAACTTGATCTTTTTTATCCTGAGAACATTTGTGAACGTTCTTAGGTTTTAACGGTAATGCTATTTTTAAGTTTTGAATTTCTATAATCTCACCTATAGTTCCATCGCTACTTATTATAACTACATCGTGCTCAGGGTTATAGCCTTTTTCCCACTTTTTATATCTATTGTTTCTTTTGAGTACCTTTGGCTTTATGTGATCTTTTACGGTACGTACTAGCGTTTGCTTATACATTACTTAGATCTACCTTCAGCAAAACCTCTAAAAGATTTTTCTTGTTTAGCATCTTTTGGTTTTTCTTCCAAAAGCTTTTCTTCCTCTTCTATTCTACTAAGTATTTCAAAAGCATCGAAAATAGCTAGCTTCTTTGTAGCTGCAGCGTTTTTTAATCTATCAGCAGATATATCATCATCTGAGTCAACTATTTTTTCCTTAGCTACTTGAATTAATTCCTCAACCGCTTTTTGCCCAGCTAGGATTATATTCTTTTTCGTCTCCTTTATATTCATATTTGATTGCAATATCATTTGATTTCATACAATATAATCGTTCACCATCAATCACAAATTCAAACTCACCATACGGAGTATAACCTATTAGGTCACCAGGAACGATTTTAAGAGCTTCTAAGGAACTATTACCATATTTTAGTATTCCTATAAGCTTTCTCTCTTTATCCAGCGTTAGATCATTGTTATCTAACAGCGGTTTTACAAAGCAACGGTCTTGAAAAGAATTCCAAGTGTCGTCACTATTGTATAAGTATATTTGGTCAGGCGAACAAAAGTATAAATCATCTATGAATTTAGACCTACTGTCTTTACGTTTGCCTCTAATATCAAAAAAACTTCTAAAAACATTGTGGTGTATAATGACCACGTCACCCTTTTTTATAGGTGTTGAATAAGCTGAAGGAGTTGAAACTACTATCGCTTTATTACTTACGGCTTTAAAGTCTTCAGTATTAGTGTTAGTTATTAGGCTTTTGTCACCTACTTTAACCTCTGTATCGTACCTCTTATTAATTGGTTTTACGATAAAGTCAAATAAACTTTTCATTAATATTCTAGATCATACTCAACGGATATAGCCATGTTAGAATTAAACTTCTTCCATGGCATTACCTCGTCTTTCTTTTTAATGTATATGCTGTAAGAGCTGTCGTCTTCAGAATACAGTATAGCCGATATAGTATGACCCCCGTAAACTTGCTGACCTACAGCGTAATGCATTGCATCATTTTTGTAATCAGAACCTATACTTATTTTTCTAACTACAGAGTTCATTAGTCCTCAGATTTAACTACTGTCAAGTCAGAGTCGTCTTTTTCTTCAATTTCAGTATAAGAACCGTCGCTCATGTTAATATTGATAGCACCATACTCCTCTTCAAGTTCTTTTTTTGTAGCTTCAATTTCTTGAGTAATTAAAGCTTGAGCATGTAAAACTTCGTGTTTACGTACTTCGATAACACCGATATCAGTTAAAACACCTTGTAGTTTACTCTGCTGCTCTTGAATAGTTTTTAATTGTTCTTTTTTAATTTTTGACATTTTGATTTAATTTAATTGATTATATTTCTACTTATTTTTATTATCACTTGATTTTTTATTTTTTTCCCAAGTACGGCCAACAAAGTAAGCGCCATACACTGTTATTAATAACGATTGGAATATAGGCGTGTAAGATTCATCTACTTTAAAGTTACCTATATTACCATCTGCAAAAGATAAAACACTAAACACGAATGTTAGATATATCAAAACCATAGGTCTTATGTTTTTAGATAACCAACTATCACTATTCATATCAGCTTTCCAACGATCAGTAACTTGCGCTTGAGCCTCGCTGTCAGCTTTTTCTAATATTTCTTGTATTAGTCTTTGAGCCTCTAGTTTTTCTTCTTTAGTTGTTGTAAGCTTATCAATAACATTACCAACTTCTTTTATTACTCCGCCAGTAAGCCATTGGAATATTTTTTTCATTTCATTGATTCGTTTATAGCGTCAGCAAGAGTTCTTTTTTCTTTTTTGCTTTTTGGCCCAGCAGAATAAGAAACTGAATTACCACTCTTATCTGTTAAAGTATATTTATTAAGTTTACCTTTTTTAGCTGTAACTTCATACTTGCCCTTGAACCTTTGCTTAATCTCCTGTAACCCAGGTATTTCACCTGCTTTAGCTTTTGGTTGTTTTTCTTTTGGGTTAGGGTCAATAGGCCCAGTCTTGTAAAAAGGTGTTTTACTTGGTTTTTTAATTTTTGCCATTTTTATTTTGTTTATGATTTTTTATACGCTTCTTTTTCCCAAGGTAGGTTTTTAGCCCCTTCGTCCATAGACTTTCTAGAGTACTTCTTACCTTTCCAGTATACGTTGTTATCATCGTAGTCCAGGTCTCCACGTTTCATTTGATCTACGTGAACCATTTCGTGGTCAATAACTTCTTTTGCTTTAGCTGGACTTAAATACTTATTGATTAGTATCGTCCCATTGTTGTTAGCTAAACCTAGAACACCATCCTCTGTATCTACTCGGTAAACCGGAGTGTTATCACACTTGAACGGTGGATTAAGTTTAAAAGCCATATTAATACTTCTTTTTACAACCTTTCTTTTGTAGTGGAGAAGTAGGTGTGCAGTGTTTAGAAACGAAAGATCCTTTCTTTTTAACTGGTGATTTCCCGTAGCTCATTTTAGCTGGTGATTCTTTTTTTCCGTACATAATTACTTTGTTTTTACCATTTAACTTTATCTGCCCAATAAGCGGCAGACATTTTACCTTTCTTTATATTCTTAGCATGTCTAGCTTTGAAACTAGCACGTCTAGCTTTTTGCTTAGCTGATTCACCTTTTTTAGGTTTACCAGCAGTGCTAACACCTTGTTGTCCAAATCTAATTATTTTTTCCTTACCACCGGAGCAAGCTTTCACTGCGTGAGACTTAGTCGCGTGACTTGGTGTTTTTTTAGGCTTATTACAAGCCATTTTAGATTTATCTAACTTTGCCATTTTATTTTTTATTTAAGTTGTACCATTTCTGAACAGTGTAACCGATAGAAACAGCTAAAAGGGTCAATTTAAGTACAACGTCTATACTAGACATCGACACAGCAAACGCACTTACATTTAACATATACAATTTTATATCTCCCATTGAAAACATACTATCCCTTAGCTCTTTGAGTAATTGGTCCCTTCAAGGAATCACAACTACAATCAGCTAGTTTTAATTTCATACCTTTAGATCCGCTACTAGATCCTTTACCGTGTGGTCTACCAACTTGACTTAGTGGTCCGTCCCAAATAGTGTTTTCACCAACTACGCCTCCGGCGTTAGTATCAGCTTTTGTTACTTTTTTTGCCATAATTTTTTATTTTTATTTTTTATATCCTTCTACTCTAGCTTTAATAACATCTGCTCTAGTTATCTTGCCATCACCTGTTTGATCTTTGAAATACATAGGAGATTGAATCACGCCGGATTGGTTTTGCAGCGATCTTTGTCTTTGATCAACGCCTCCAAATATTTGATTACCAGCGTTAACGACAGAGTCATTAAATAGTGGTTTAGCAACACCCATTTGGTTTCCAGGTGTAGGTGGAGCATACGTTAATTGTTGGTCTGGAATTTCTTGTCCAGTTAACGGGTCAATATACTTTGCAGGTGCATTGCCTGTTGTAGCTTTTAAGTCTTGTTTGTAAGTAGGCATAGTTATCTTTCTTTATCGTTGTTAACATTATATATGGCTGTAGTTAAAACTTTGTCCGTATAACTATTACCGCTTATTATTTTATTTCTTCTTGAACTAGTTGGTATATCTTCTTCGCCTAACATAGTCCTGTACATCCTATTTATAAGCTGTTTTCCTTTGAAGGATATTTGATATATATTGTATAATTGAGTAGTTCTATTCCTCTTTCTCCATACTTTTATCCAGTCAGCTTTTAAGAGTTTGTTCCAGCGTCTATTATCCCAACTGTAAGAGTAAGAGCCGGTTTTAAAGTCTTGCTTTGAAAAATACTCCATACAATCAAGATATATTAAAAGCTCTAAATCAGCGTCATTTAGATTGTTGTTTTTACAGGCCCATTTGCGTATTATACGGTAATGTTTTAGCAAGTTCATATCTTTTATGTCTCTTGCGTCTAGCCTTTTCATAAAACAACAACTATATCTTCTAGTTTAATAACGTGATAAGATTCTTTACCTATTTCTATTTTGTGACCGGCGTGTCTATCAAAGAATATGTCATCATTTTCTTTTACGCCAACCACGTCACTTCCAATAGAAATTACACTAGCTTTTATATACCTTATATCTTCTCTGTGTGACTCAGCAAGAAGTAGACCACCTTTAGTTTTAGTGGTCCCTTCTTTTGTTTTCTTTATAATTAAATTTCTACCTATTGCTTTCATCTCCTACTCTTAAGTTATTGATTACACAATCGGTTGATAGTATGGTTGTAGCTACTGAAGCCGCGTTCTTTAAAGCACTCTTAGTAACCAGTAATGGATCGATAATACCAGCTCGTACCATATTTACGTCTTTTCCTGTAACCACATTTAGCCCTCTATTTTTCTTGTCAGGATAAACTAATTCTAAACCAGCATTGGAAAGAATAGTTTCGTAAGGAGCTTTTATAGCTTCTAGTAAAACTTCTTCACCTTTGCTTTTAGCTTTTGTATATGTAGACGCGTTGAGCAGAGCAATACCTCCTCCTGGGATTATACCTTCTTTGATTGCGGCTTTTGTAGCGCAGATAGCGTCTTCGACTCTGTCTGTTTTTTCTTTAAGTTCAATGTCTGAGTTCGCTCCAACCTTGACAATTGCAACCTTAGCAGATAAACGTGCAAGTCTAGTTTCAAGTCGTATAACATTTGCAGGAGATTTTTCAGTCTCAAGCTGTTCTTTAATTTTGCGAATAAGCTCATTTACTTCCTCTGGTGTTTCTTTTATTTGTATAATAGTATCTTGTTCACCAGTTACACTTCTAACACATTCTCCTAGTTTGTCTACCGATATAAGATCTAAATCATCTCCAAGATCTTCGTTGATGACAGTAGCTCCAGTTAACATAGATAAGTCCGTTAGTGTATCTTTTTTGTTGATACCAAAAGTAGGCGCATTAATAACGTTTACTTTTATATTACCCTTTACCTTGTTCATGGCTAAAGCTGATAAAACCGGTTGATCTATATCAGCAACAATAAGTAGTGACTTTGTATTTTTAATAACATATTCAAGAACTGACTGTATTTGTCTAATACTTTCAATAGGTGAATCTACTAGTAACACTAAAGGATTATCAAGCACAGCTTCTTTTGTTGATTTGTTAGTTACAAAGTTAGAATTTGTTAACCCTTTATCGTATTGAACACCATCAACAACGTCAACATAAGTCTCAGATTCATTAGTTGGCTCCATCATAACCACTCCGGTCTCTCCTACTGACCTAAAAGCATCTCCAATAACCTTACCTAAAACTGGATCGTTGTTTGTTGATATAGTAGCCACAGAGTCAATCATATCACCTGTTACTTGAATAGAGTTTTTCTCTAAGTACTTGACTACTTTTTCAACAGCGTTGTTAATACCGTTTTTTAAATCTCTGCTGTTATAGTCTTTGTCTAGTTTGTAAGCTTGCTTAAGTATTGAGTGAGCAAGTACGGTAGCTGTAGTTGTTCCGTCACCAGCTTCTTTAACTGTTTTTCTAGCTGCTTCTTTTAGAAGAGTTGCTCCCATGTTTTCCACAGGATCCAGCAAGACTATTGAGTCAGCAACTGTTACACCGTCCTTGGTGATAACTGGTTTACCACTACCATCTTCTAAGATAACGCATTTACCACTAGCCCCTAAAGTAGAGCTAACAGCTTTTGTTAGCTTTTTTATTCCCTTAAACACCGTTGTCTTGGCGTCTTCCCCAAAATTGAGGTTTTTGACAATTTTGTCTGACATAATTTAATTTGATTTAATTTAATTGATATATTTATATCATCACTTGAAATTACTCTTTTTTACACGCTTGGTGGGTTTTGCCAAGTAAAATACAAATCTTCGTTAACTGGCTCGATTTGAGACTGTATGTCTGCATTTATAGTAGCTTGCATTTGATCTACATCTAAAGAACTTTCTAACCACCCGACAACTATAGCTTCAAAAGCTTCAGTGTTTTCGTAAGGCGTAAAAGGAGTTCCAGCTTCGTAAGTGTAGCTTTGAGTACCAATATTAGTTGATGAATAAGTTTTACCATTTGATTCTTCAGAACCTGTGTATCTGTAATGCACTGTGTAGATTACATTGTCTTCACCTTGTGATTGAATGTGAGCATTCATTGTTGGGATATCCCATTTGTAAGTAATTGCCATTTTTATTTATTTATTTATTTATTAAGCTACTGCGGCGCATCGCCAATGTAAGTAGTAAAAGTTGTTTTATTATCTGGACTTGTTGGAACTGTATCATATGTTGTTATAAGTAAGGTGAACTCAAATTCCGCTTCCCAATCGCTGTTAGTTGGCGAAATGTCAAAAGTGTTACGAGGAAAAAATCTTCCAGCGGTATTACTACCTCCTATTTGATTTATAGATCCAGTTATAGTAGGTGTTGTATATCCCTCAGCCCTTGCTACACCATCGTAACTAATAGTAACAGTTCCAGTACCAGATATTTTTTGAACATACTTCCATGTGTAACTAATAGTTTGAGTACCATCGCTAAAATTACCTATATTTGCGTAATTAAAATCCCCGATACTTTGTGTAGAGATTACCAAGGTATTTGTTGTTCCAGCATCATAATTTCTAAATTGCAACAAATTGCTTTCATCTCCAGGCCCATAGTTAGAGTCAAACTTACTAGCTACAGCGTCTGCAAAACAATCAACTAAATCATCTGTTGTTGAATTCACTACATTTACAACTGTTTGTAAATCGAATGTTGTTGTATTAGGTACACTCATTATTTTTCTAGTTTTTCTAATCTTGCTTCTAACTCAGCTATCTTAGCGATTAATAAATCTATATACTTTACTGACTTAAAGCCTTCATCGTCTGTTTTAACAAATTCAGGATGGTTTTCTTCTAGCTCTTGAGCTATAACTCCGTATCTTTTTTCTCCTTTTTCTGTTTTTAATTCAAAAGTTTTCCAATCTGCTTTAACTCTATTATCACATACTTTTTCAACATTTTCTTTTAGTCTTTCATCTGAGGATAATATGAAATTTGTAGCTGTAACCGTATTTGAAAAAACAGTAGCACCAGTTGCGCCCATGAACATTCTAGTAGCGTAGCCATTACCGTTACCTAATCTAATAGCGAAACTAGAGTTACCGTCATCTCTACCTTGAAGAACTAATCCACCAAATTTAGAAAAAGCCGTTTCTGTTTGAGACGCTGGGTTTGTAGTGTATATGGCTGACCCGTCTGGCAAAGCATTTGCCTGAGCCTGCGATACGTATGATCTTATGTCAATATCTCTCCAGTTACTAGTAGTATCTGTTGCTGATATTCTAATACCATTATTGGTTCCCGATATTACATCAAGTTTCAAGTTAGGGCTGGTAGTTCCTAGACCTAAGCTACCTCCATTAATGTAGCTATTAGTATCTGCATTTATTCTAACATTAAGATTATTTGAATCATCTCTAAGTAATAATTGAGCGTCTCCGTTTTCAAAATATAATCCGCTGTCTGCTGTGTTAGCGCTGTTTCTAGCTTGAAATGCCCAAGCGGTTGTGGCTGTAACGTTAGGAACGTAGAATTTATTAGCAGCAGAAGTTCCATTTACCGCTAACGGGTAACTAGGACTAGTATCCCCGATGCCGACGTTACCTGCGCTGGTGATACGCATTCTTTCGTTACCATTATTTGTGGTAAATGTCAAGAAACCACCAACAGTGCTACTTCCTCTATAAAAAGCTATTGTTGCGTTTTCAACATTATTATAGTATATGCCTTGTCTAAATACAGCTGTATTAATACTAGTATCTTCTACTTTAGTAGAAAACCTAAAAGCTACTTCACCAGAATTAATAACGTTTTGTGCTGTTCCTCCTGCGCCTTGAGAAATATCTAACTTCGCATCAGGAGTAGTTGTCCCGATCCCAACGTTGCCAGCTTCTGTAACAAATAGTTTTGACTGGTCTTTATGGGCTGGTCCTGTAGCTGAGTTTACCGATGTGCCATAAGCTGCATTACCAATACTAAGACCACCTCCATTGTAAGGTGTTCCCATATACCACTCGCTATCGCTAGTATCACTACTATCCCTATGAGTTAGATATATACCCCTACCCCTAGCGTCATTATTTGTTTCGATTTCTACAACAGCTCCAACAAAGCCTGTTCCGTCGTCTGTATTACCTACGAATTTAGAAACTATTTCTGCGTCAGTACTAACTTCTAGTTTTTGCGAAGGACTAGTCGTCCCGATGCCGACGTTGCCAGCGCCGTCAAATGTCATTTCTTTTCTGGCGTCAGTACTATTATATATAGTAAGTCCACCATCTAAATGCCTAAGCCTATATGTATCAAAACCATCTCTTTCTAGTTCGTACCCATGTGATGTTCCAGCACCAGTAACGTTTATATATCCTTCGTCGACTTCAAGTTTTTGGCTAGGACTAGTCGTGCCGATACCTACGTTACCTTTAATATAGGTTTGACCATCTGCTTGTATTGTAAAAACGTCGCCGCTTGCACCATATCCTCCAGAATATAAATCTGTGACTACAAACTTACCTTGACTTCCGGTATATGTAACGCCAATTCTTCCTACTGTATTGGTTGATGTTATACTGTCAGTAAAGTTAATAGCTGCTAAACCCCCTACATTTCCAATCCATCCACCGTTAAAGGCTAATTGTAAAAAATCAAAATCCGTTCCTCCAGATAGCATGGAAGTGGCAACAGTTAATTTAGACCCAGGACTAGTCGTTCCGATCCCGACGTTGCCGTTACTACTGATACGCACTGTCTCTGAGTTGCTTTGTGTTCTAAAAATCACGTTACCAGAAGTACCTGGCTTCATAATTATATCAGTTATTAACGCCGTACCATCTTGGCCAATCTGAATAGATCCATTTGAATCATGGTACATTAAATTTCTCAAGTAACCACTTGATGTTTCGCTATAAATTTTATTATTTTGAAGCACCGAGATAGCAACGTCTGTTTTTGTATCAATTGTGGCGCTATAGCTTCCACCTTTAGAAACAAAAGCAACGTCAGTATCAACAGTATTTAAGAATTTTATTGCCATTTAATTTTATTTAATTTTAATTATACTATTTTCTGTAATAAAGCTCTGAAAGCGTTAACCGCTTGATTCTCAGCAAACGTTATGGTTATTAACCCAGTAGCTCCTCTAGTTACATCCGCATGTACTGTTTCACCTGTTGCAACTTCTACTAATTGAACCATTATAATAGATGAGTCGTTTCCTAAAAGGTGAGTAGAACCAGGTATAGCGTAACTTGTTCCTATTGTTGCTGGCCCTGTGTTAGTGAATGATATTTTATTTAAATTAACAGTAGCTGTACCACTTGAATAAGTAACACCAATACCAGTTCCACCAGCAACGATAACAGCACCTTTTTGAGAAGGATTTGAATCAACAACATCTAATGCAGCTGTACCATTCGTGTACGGAGCAGTTATAGTTCCACTAGATCCAGTTACCACGTTTCCAATACCTACTTGAACAGAAGAAGCTAAGTCGATGTTGTTCTGTACCTTAGTCCAAGCATCTTGCTCTGTAGGAACGTTAACCTCCGCTATAAGCACATCACCAGGTGCTACTAATTCATTGTAAAAGTAACCGCCAGTTGTTACAGTGTAAGTCCATCCTACTTCAATATTAGCAATAGGTACAGAACTAACGGTTATGCCTTGGCCCGTGTGTCCTGTTATTACAACTTGTATTGTGTCACCAGCTGTATAACCAGTACCACCGTTAACTACTCTAGCTAAAACCAGTGCACCAGATGCATTTGTTTGAGCAAACACGGTCATTCCAACCCCAGAACCACCTGAAGTACCTACTGTACCGGTGAATGATCCACTACCGCTACCAAGTGCTGATATACTAACAGCTGTATCTAGGTTTGGAGCATTGGTACTAGCATTGTATCCTCCTTGATAAATAAGACCACCAACTGTAGCAGCATCGACGTAAGCTTTAGTAGCAGCATCTTGAGTACCTGTTGGGTCCGCCAAACCAGTTATTTTCTTGCTGTTAAAAGCCACGTTGTTCGTTGGAACTCCAAAGCGATCAAGTGGTATGTTTTGAAGTCTTATTTTTAGAACCTCGTCATTTGCAACACCTGGGGTATCATTGGATACTAAAATATATGGCGTGTATGCACTTACTGGAATCGTACCAGCTGAATATAATGTTGCTGCGGAAATTAAGTTATCAGCTCCTGCTGCATAATCTACGCTTACTATAGGAACGGCAGCTGTACCAGTTACAGCAATACCATCACCTCCTGTTATAGATTCTACTGCATCCCCAGATCCAGTTGTTACGATTGTAGACCACGCTGAGCCAGTCCATACTTTTAAGTCGTTATCAGTTGTGTTGTAATACAGTTGACCGTCTACACCGGTACCAGCGAGAGCATCTGTAGCTTGGTTTTCTATTGCTGCGTGAATCAACTCTAGTTGATTAAGATCAATGCTGTTTAAAAAGTTAATTGCCATTTTTTTTGTTTTTTTTAGTTTAATTCAGGTAGGCCTTACCTGAGAAGCCTGCTGAGAAAGTTATTGTTAAATTGTTTGAGTCTATGTATTGTACTTCTCCGAAACCCTGTATGTTGTTTGAGTTTACAGCTGTTACTGAAGGAAATTTACCTAAGTTATGTTGTATGGTCCAAACAGCTGAAGGCGTGCCCTGGTTATACACAAATGTTTTATCGCTGGAGTCACCTGATAAAGCAAAATTAATAATGTCGTAATATTTATCGGCTATTATATTTCCGTTGCCCCCTATATAGCCTAGCTCTAAACTGTAGAAAGAGCTATTGCCTGAATCTACTGAGTAAGATAAAACCGTGTAATGCCCAAAGGAACCAACCTCTTCTTGGGAACTAATCAATACCTGATCACCCACCAAGTATTCTAACCAAGGTACAACATTTTGCCCCGATTTTTCTGTTATTGATATTTTTAATGTAGATATCGCAGAAAAACCTGTTCCGCTACCTCCTCCAGATGGTAAAGCAAAAGTACCAAACTCATTTAATGGTATGGTAGAAAATTTATATACCATTTGACCACCAACTGAAACCTTACCATTAGTGTTTAGGTAGTTAGCTACAGCTTTAGCAGTATACTGTTTGGTTTGCCTATTAGTAGAGTCAGTACCTATCCAAGCATCGTTGTCTTGAATCGTTATATCATATGGATAAGAACTAATTATTGGCATTTATCGATGTTTTATTTAATTTATACTGCGGAAACGCTCAACGTCCCTCCGTTTGCTACTGTAACTCTGTATCTAGTACCGTCTGGTGATTTAAGTATTAAACCGTTAGCAGATACTGTGCTTTCTAATTCTTCAGCAGATGATGTACCCTGAACATTAATATTAGTAACGTTTGAAGCAGGCGCTCCAAACTGAATAATTCCACCAGAACTTCCAGTGTTTATATAAGCTGCAGTTCCTCCTGAAGAGAAAAGTTGTAAAACTTTATTATTCCCAGCAAGTACCTCAATCTGACCTCTTACTTTTACAGCTCCAGTTACATCTAGTGGTGATGCAGGTGAAGTTGTGCCTATACCAACATTTCCAAAGAATACTGATCTAGGAGTAGAAGAGCTAATGTTACCGAATTCAAGGTGCTTTCTATACGTTCCTTGCCCTTTGAAGAAAACACTTAAGCTACCAAAGCTACCAGATGCGGTGTTGTACTCTATCTTAGCATCTTGCCCATCAGCTGTAGCGCTTTTACCTAAATAAATAGCTGCGGTAGCACCGTTATCTGTAGAAGTACCTAGTGACAACATTGGGTTATTAGAGCTAACAAAACGGTTTGTACCAGCAAAAGGATCTTTTATAAATATACCATCGTACCCAACACCTAGCTGTGAGCTAACTGTTAAAACATTAGAGCCGGGGGAATTAGATGTGTCTCTTATAGAAACGTTTGTACCATTATCTAAAATAGATCCATTAGCTAAAATATCTGAACCTGTAAATCGAGGTACACGGTTAACGGTTCCAGAGCCAGATAAAGCACCTGGTATTGCTGAACCATCTATCCAACTAGTTGCAGTACCAGTGGAAGATAGGACTTGACCAGAAGTTCCCTGTGAGTTACTAGAGTCGTAGTACCCACCAGTTACTCTAGCAGCACCATTAACATGCAATTTTTGTGTTGGTGTATTAGTTCCAATACCTACTCTTTGGTTTACCCCGTCGAAAGTAGCTAGAGGTGTTGATACACTTGCCCCATCTCCTACAGCGATTTGCATACCCTGACTAATTGGTGATAGTATACCGTAGTTTTCTCCACCGCCAACTAATGAAATATCTCCTTGTACAGATAGCTTATAACTAGGTACTGTAACATCGATACCTATTTTACTAGCGTTTTGAGTTATTATAGAATCACCTATAACGTTTGTACTAGTGAATATCGGTATAGTATTAACTGTACCATTTATATAACTAGATATACCTGAACTTAATAGCGACGATACTGTGAAGTTAACTGTTGGGTTACCTATAATAGGGTTAGGATCGGTAGCTTTGTAGGTTTGTGTACCTAGTACTATGTCACTAGCTTTCGGTGTGACTACTCTGTATGTTGATATATCTGCCATGTCTTATTTTCTTGATTGTTTCTTTTCTGCTTTTGTACCATCTTTTTTACTCCTACACTGTGTCCCGCCTCTGTTGTGAGCTGCCGATGTAAATTTTCCGGTGTTGTGATCGTAGTCTTTACCTTTCAGCCAGTTTGCACCATGCTTTTTAGTAGCTTCTCTACGCTTCTTCTGACTGTCAGCTCTTTTAGCTTTCCTGTCATCTGAATTAGCTGCTGCTAAGTCGCGTTTCTTTTTAGCTGCTGAAGCTTTAGGTGATAACTTCTGTTTACCCATCGTTATTATTTTTTAGCTTCACGAGCAACTGCTCTATCGTATCTTTTTCTGATTCTTCTAGCTTTTAATTTATTACCACTAGCTAAAGCCTCTTCTCCCTTAGCTCTTAATTTCTGAGATCTAGTAAGTTTTGTAGATTTTGGAGCCTTTGATTTGACTATTGTATCTTTTTTACCTACTAATCCTTGCTTTGGGCTCGCTAACTTAATAGACTCTGCTTTTGGTCTTTGAGCTACTCCTGTTATACTTGTTGACTTTACAGTTTCAATAGCTTTAGCTTTTTGCTTTACCAAACCTTTAGTAGCTTTGACTTCAGTAGCTTCGACTTTAGTAGCTTTAGTTTCAGGGGTTTTAGCTTTGTTATCAGGAAAATATGGTGTCGGCGTAATATTGTTCTTTGCCTGTGGTGGTTTTGGGGCTGCAATTGCAGAATGGGTCGTGTGATCCATAGCCCAGTTTCTATCTTTGTATTCCTGTATTCTTTTCTTTGAAAATGTTTTACCACTTACTGAACCACCTACCTTAGGTCCAACTTTGTTTTTTTCGTCCATACTATTTGTATTAGCATACATGTATATCGGACTTTCTTTTTTATAAGCCATAGTATTAATGTTAGTGTTATACATTATATACTTACACGAAAAAGCGGTTATTTACTTGTTCTTGCAACTACGGTTTAACAATACTAAAAGTGTGACAATAGCCCCTTACTATATAACCTTAACAGGCTTATGTCACTGTTTTTAAAACTTATTAGATATAGGGAACCATAGCGTTGCCCCCTAACTTCCTGGTTTTCAGCGTTTTACCTTTTACGTTTTCAAATTACGGGCCCCCCTTGTTTTTTAAGATTTTTGCATATATATACTTGATTTCCAATACATTACACAATATCTTTTTAACATTTTATTTATCTTTTTTTATACTAACTTTTTACGATATCACATTGATAATATCTATGTAACTAATTAATACTAACTTAATAATAACTTTAAATATTTTACTTATGAAAACTCTACAATCAAAAAGATTCTTAGTCAGAAAATCTCTAATCAACACTAACACTATTATTGAAGTAACATTCAAGAATGGAAAGACTGCGAAGTATGCGCATGATGAAGCATATGAAGTTATGAAAGAAAAGCTAAATGCTATGAATTGCTGGGAAAAGTATAAATCATATACATCTTCAAGTAGTATTCCAGTGAGTGTTAGATCTGTATTAATTACAGACTAACTACTACACTCGTAAGATAATCTAATAAAACATATTGGCCTGATCTTGAAATAGAATCGGAAGAGTAGACTCCGTCCTACAACAAACTCAAGGTAATGCACCTTGTGTATAGCACTCCGTAGAAACTCTGCACTTCGCTCTTCTTTTCTATATATTTCTTGCAAACTTATTACGGCCACTCTTTGAT